TCAGGTGCGCCCATTTCCACCGATCCCGATCATCTGTTTGTAGGCATCTTCAGGAGCGAGCGTCACGTCAGCTTTGCTCTGGATAGGCGGCAGGTCATCAGCGCCACCAAGGGCGAGCTTGTCGCCGTACTGGCGGGCCTTGAGCTTGGACAGGAGCCACTTGCGGGACTCGACGCGCAGTCGGCGATGATCGGTCATATCGCGCGTCTCGATCTCTCGGCCGAGTATCTTGTCCTTGACGATCTGGCCGACGTGCTGCTCGTCCGATATTTCGACGATATCCTCTTCCCAGTGACGATACAAAGCGCCGCGCGCTTCCTCATACTGTCCGAGCCACTCTGAATTTGCGTGGCACCAATCCCACACCGACGAGATCGGTACGCCATGCATCGCTGCAGCCTTGCGTGCCGTCATTCCATCCTTCATGGAACGGCACACAAGCGCAACGTACATAGCCTTCTCGTCGTCGGTAAATGCAGCCATGCTAGGCAAAGCCGCTCGTGAAGTCTTTGTCACCCTGCGCTTCAGCAGCGGCCGGGTCTTCACCTTGCTGCGAGTAGATCGCCTGCACCTGCTGCAGCGCCTCTTCAATCGACTGGACCGGCGTGCCCTGCGGCTCATCCATCTCTTCGGCTATCGGCTCCGTACCGACCGTGATGCCCTGCGGCGATACGCAAATCTTGATGCAGTAAGCGTCCATAGTTTTTCTCAATCGGTTAGGCGACGGCGATAGGGTGCCCACATTTTTAACCGATGTCAAAATAATCCTTGACAGCTCCAATGGAGCCATGTATAGTGGCGTCAGTTGGGTGCATCAGTGACCCGCCGCTCCTTAACAATCCGATCGAAACACCCTAGCAACAAGCCGGCGCGAAGTGACGCTCACTCCCCGCTCAGTTGAAGTCCGGCCAGATAACCACAGACGCAGCGCCTGCACACGCGGACGCTGCTGCGGTGGAATTAACCACCACTCACAGGAGATACAGACCATGAAGCTCAATCAAGTAGGGTCGAACCGCACCATCCTCACACTTAACAACGGCACGCGGATCGGCTTCTCGTATGAGACGCCCGTCGTCGCAGAAGTTGATGGTGTGACGTACAAGACGGAAAAGAAATTCAGCGTGACCACCAGCAAGCACTGCGGTCAGTTGTTGTCGGAGATGGGCAGCTACGGTGCCCCCGAACTCAAGCCGCAGGAATTCTTCGAGGCGCTGCTGCCATGACCACCACCGTCCGTTACACCGGCCACGGCATCAATACAGGTGGCCTGCAAGGTCACAGCGTCGGTGCCGATTATCCGTACATGATCATCGGTATCGCCGACCGGATCGAACAGCCGACCGAATGGCAGGTCATGGATTGCCGCACCAGCAACCGCAGCGAACGCTTCCCGACCTACCAGCGCGCAGTGATTGAGATGACATCGCTGCGCACCCGCAACCTGATGCACTCTTAGAGTAGCAGCCATAGCCGCGTGACAGGCGGCTATACCGGCAACTCTGCCGTAACCGTAGCGGGCGGATACCCCGCATAGGAAAAACAAATGTCAACACTTACACAAGCAAGCAACCAATGGGCAACGCGCCCGGCCGACGAGCGTTTCATCAGCCTGATCGGCATGCAGGATCATTTCCAGCAACAGCGCCTGCTGTCCGGCGAAAAAGTCGTGTCGTCGCGCAAGCTGATTGCATCGCCGACCGAAGACAACAAGGGGCTGCTGATCAACGGATATGCACCGACACACTGGTCATTCGGGCAACTGGCCCAACTGGCTGAAGCACCAGCCGGCTACCTGCGCACGCTGCCGAGCCCGGTCGCTGCGGATTGCATCAACTACGGCTTGCAGTTCAAGCGCAACATCGAAGATGTCGGTGTCCTGCTCTACAAGAACGGCAGCAGCGTCTTGAAGGCTGCCACTGGCCCGCGATATGGGCGCATCTGGAACGACGACATCACCCACTCGCTGGTTAATCACTTCGGCGATGGCGTGACCGGTGACTTCCGGGTGCCGGGAGAATTCGGCAAACAGGTTGAAGTGACCAAAGAGAACACCACGCTGTTTGCTGGCGATCGCGACATGTTCGTGTTCCTCGCCGACGAAGAGCACCGCATCGAACTACCCAATCGCCGCAACGGCAAATCCGGCAGTCTCGCTCGTGGCTTTTTCTTCTGGAACAGCGAGGTCGGCGCACAGACTTTCGGCATGGCGAGCTTCCTCTTCGATTACGTCTGCTGCAACCGCATCGTATGGGGCGCGCAGGAGTTTCAAGAGGTCCGCATCCGTCACACGGCCAGCGCACCGGACAAGTGGCTCGGCGAGGTCATGCCAGCCCTTGAAGCGTACAGCCGCAGCAGCACCGGCAGCGTCATCGCCGCGATCGAGGATGCCCGCAAGGACAAGCTCGACGACAAGGTGAACGACTTCCTCGCGCAACGCTTCGGCAAGCGCATGGTCGATTCGCTGCAGGCCACGCACTACGCTGAAGAGGGTCGCCCGATTGAGTCCCGTTGGGATGTCATCACCGCCGTTACCGCACAGGCCCGCAACGTCCAGCATCAGGACGCACGGGTTGAGCTTGAGCGGCAGGCCGGCGCGCTTCTGCAGTAAGTGACTCAGTACAGCCGCGTGACAGGCGGCTGTCATGTACTCACTCACAGGAGGTAACAGCAATGACAGACATCAACATCACCCGCTTCTACAACGAAGCCGCGCCGATGGACTACAGCGCGAGCGTCATGGAGATCGGCCAGAACGCCGGCCGCGACACATGGCGCGCAGCAATGGAAGACGCGCCCGATTACGACCTGCTGAACAACGACGATGATCGCGAAGAGTTCCGCGCGCACGTCAAAGGTTTCGGCGCATGGTCTGACGAAGAAATTGCCGCATGGTCCGACACGGAATTGAACGCACTGTTCATGCAACTGATCAGCGGTGACATCCGGTCAGGCGAGACAGATCGCATCTGGACCGACGAAGCAGGACAAACCTTTTACTCAATAGGAGATTGACACCATGAAAACCTTTCTCGCAAACCTGCAGCACGCCGCACGCACAGTAGAGCACACCCGCATCGGCGGCGGCATCTTCTCGCCGGCTGAATGTCAGCAAATTGTCACCCTGCTCCGCGACATGCAGGAAACGCTGGCGGCAATGGCATTCACCGTCGAAACCGTCGCGCACCTGCGCGGCATGGAGCAAGAACTACTGCCGGTCGCCGACAAGGCACGGGCGTTACTAACCAGAATGGAGGCATGACAACCATGTACAAAATTGAAGTCACCGCAGCCGAAGCGCCGCGCCTGCTCGACTGGCTGACCAATCGCGGCGGCGTCGCGATATGGGAGTCGCTCGGTCTGTCCCGTGCAGGCGAACGTACCTTTACACCAGCCGATGCAGACCGCCCCGGCTGGCACTACTCTCAGAAGCCCGTCGAGATTGTCACCGACCGTGCCGACATCGGCGTCTATACCGAAACGCTCTACAAAGCGTTTGCTGTCGGCCTGCGCCGGTCCGGCATGACCCTGAAGCTGTCGGACGCAGCACAGCGCAAGCTGACGGCCACGATGGACGCCTGTATAGCCAAGCACGGCAACGCGCACCATCGCAAAGGCGTTCTGGAAGACAAGGCAGCCAGCGTCGGCGTGTATTATGCCAGCGAGGTACAACCGCTATGACCAGCCGTATCATCAAGTACCGTCTCGATCCGGTCAGACGCCAGACGATCGAGGTACCGGCCGGATCGTTCGTCTCGCACGTCCATGAGCAGGACGGCGCGGCAACGCTCTGGCTGATACGCCCATCAGGCATGCTGCTGCTGCACAAGTGGCAGGTCACCTGTCTCTCGACGGGTGACAGCATTCCAGACGACGCGGGCCGCTATGTCGGCACCGCACACATCCACAGCGGCCGGACGGTCGTCCATGTTTTTGTAAAGGAGCCTACATAATGCTGTTCAGATCACAAATCACACCAAAAGGCAACAGCAGCTACAGCTACGCATCACAGGCCGAAGCTGACGCACGCGCAGCAGCACTTGATACGAATAACTGCTCGGACTGCTCGCGCTGCTCTGTCTGCTCGGAATGCTCGCGCTGCTCGGAATGCTCGGACTGCTCGCGCTGCTCTGTCTGCGTGGAATGCTCGGACTGCTCGGACTGCTCGCGCTGCTCTGTCTGCTCGGAATGCTCGCGCTGCTCGGAATGCTCGGACTGCTCGGGTGAAGTCATTCAAGCCGGACGCCCGAACGGATGGTCATGCTACGGATGGTTGAAAGACGGCGCACTCTTTATCCACTGCGGGTGCCGTCGTAAGACGTTCGCCGAAGCTGTCGAATACTGGTCGAACAAACCTGACCGGCTCGAAGTCTTGATGGCGTGTTACTACATCGCGTCCGTCGCACATTCCCGTGGATGGCCGACCTGATGCAGCCCATCACCCACAGCGATCTGATGGTGCTGATCGATACCGACATGCAGGAAATGCTGCAGTCGGTCATTGACGAACCGACAACGCACGGCATCATCGTTCTCGATAATACCGTCTTCATTCCCTACGGGCCTAGCCATCCCTGCAAAGCACCGGCTGACGCAACGAATGCCATGCCGCCCGCCACCTACTTCTACGTAAAGGAAAACTGCAATGGAAATCACAATCAAGATCGAACGCAAGTACGGCCGCACGCTGATCTACCCGATCTGCCCGAAGGCGATACTGTTCGCCAAGCTGTGCCGGCAGGAAACGCTGACGCCGGGACAGATCGACGATATCAAGGCGCTCGGCTACACGGTGCGGGTCCAGCAGTTACCAGCAACCTTGTGAGCGAGGCAGAATGGGTCGATCGACTGACCCTGTTCTGCCCGCTCATCTGTTTCATCTCGTCGTCAGGTCTTCTGCTCTTTTCCGACCAGTACGGCATCGTCCGGGGTGCCTACCGTCCGATCGATGGGACGCACTACCTCACCCCCTAGCACCACATCCAAACCCTCCTCAATGGCCTTGAGCACCGATTCATGGACGAGCTTCGGCTCCCCTCCCTGATCGATGATCAAGGCCATTCCTTTTTGTGCCGCCGCGATCTGTGCAACTTCTCCGATCCGACATGCAAACCGTACCGCCTCTTCGATCTGCATCTCGATCGTAACCTTTGCATCCGGTAGATCGAAGGCGATGTTGCCACCCTCGGTGACGCGAATACCAATCCCACTCATGGTCATACTCCTTGGTTAATGCGCGCAGCGGCTGCTGCACGCTCTTGCTCTAGCAACTGCCTGTCGGTCATCAGCGCAGCCTTGGTTGTCAGGCCGCGCCACACGCGCCCCTCTCGCACGTACCCACAGTCATCCAACACCCCGTTGAATTGTTGTTTGGAGATAGACCGCCCAAACCATTTGCAGAACGCAGCGTGCAAGTCCTTCGACGGGAGTCGAGCATAAGGATGAATCGTGCAATCAGCCGCGATCCAGTTTGTGATGCCGTCACGAACGGATGTGCCCTTGATCAGCAAACCATACCAGTAACACCCGTCGTTACGTGTCTTGCGAAGGAACCCTCGCGCGGTCAGCGCACGCCCGAATGTTTGCTTCGACAACGACGAGCCACTCCACGAAATGTAGTTGTCGTAAAGCTCGGCAGCCAACACTGCTTCCCCCGGCTGCCGATTACACCGATCTGTGATCCATTGATCGATACCGGCCGTATCTACGACAGGGGCAACTTCCTGCAACGTCTTTATCGCCGATCGCAGAACATACCGAAGGACATCACGGGATGCACCAGCACCTATCGCTTGCTGTACTGCATTTTCGATTATCGCTTTTACGATCTGTTCCATGTTCTATATCTCCTGACAGATTATGACTGATTAAAATATGCTAAATAACTTCTATCATTTTTGAAGTAACTGATTCTATTAACTTTATGATAGATACTGACCGATTGACAGCAATTTCAAAGACTTTTCCCTAGTAAGACAAGATAGTTATATATTGTACAAGAATATAAAACCATAAATAACTATCTTGCTTTTCTAAGAAGACTTCTTGGAAACAGCCAAAAATCGGTCATCGTCAGTCATATCTGTCATGCACGAACCGCTAGACCCGTTCGCATCGATCCATGCATCGTATGCATCTTCTTTAACCCTCGATCCGACAATCGACGACCGAACGATTGTGCTGTAAGTGGATTCTTGTATCCGTTCTTTTCCGCCCAATCGCGATACGATGCGTACAGGAGCGATCCCATCGAAGATGCATCCGATCGTTCAACGCATCTTTCGATAATCCACTGCCCGATCACATCCATCTCTTTACGATACTCATCTGTAGCTTCAACGATCGCTTCTGGAACTTCACCCAATCCGATCCGCTGCCATTCCATGCAACCTTCCAGCATCCACGCAAGGATGTGCTCCGCTTCGTCACCGAAGCGATCCTTGAGAGTCTTGTCTGGATCATGGAAGATGCGCAGGAAGGGCACGAGCTTGATCCGTGACCAGATGCCGTGGTCTGTGTTACGAATAACAGGTTTATGGTTGCCGAGCATGTTGATCTTGAACTGCGGCAGGAACGTCACAGGGTCTTTGTACAGGCCGCGTGCAGTGATGTGGTCACCACCGGTCATGGTCTTGATCAGCGCCTCATCCACGGTGGCGTCGGTCGTTTCTGACGACAATATGAACCGCGCGCCTTGCAGCTTGAACAGGTCCGGCGACGCCGCCCCACCCCCTGCCGCCGACTCTTGGAACGTCTTTTTATCAACAGTTGCAGCGTACTCACCGAGCACGGTGGCGACAGACTCGAACATGGTCCCTTTACCATTCCGCCCCATGCCGTAAGCGAAGACCAGAACCTCCTCTCTGGTGTTGCCAGTCAGGCAGTAACCAAACCACCGCTGCATCCACCGCACCAGCGCTTGGTCACCACCAAACACTTCCGACACAAACGACAGCCACCGATTGCTGCCGTCGGCGCGACCCACACCACTCACGCCAAGTGATTTGGTAATGTAGTCATCAGGACGGGCCGCCCGTACAGCGCCTGTCCGCAAGTCCAATACCTTGCGTGCCCCATCCAGTCCGCAAAGCATCGGGTCTGTATCAAGCATTGACATTGACACGCAGATGTCTGAGTAAAGCGCAAGCATGGTGATGGTATTGGTAACTGTCCGCACCTCGGCGCACTTGCGTGCCCACTTGACATAGGTGGCTGACTCCATGATGTTGCCGGCTCCCTCCTGATATATGTCGGTAGCTAGGTTTGCCGCAAGCCGCTTGACACGGGAGCCCTTCGGGTCCGACAGCCACTGCCCATCATGCCAGTACAGCCAGCCGCCAGTCTCGATGATGTACCGTAAAACACCAGCATACTTATCATGCATGCGCATGGCATTACCGTCCTCGGTCAATGGTCTGGTACTGGCCGTGCCGTCACGTGCATCACGTACAGCCTGTGGCAGGTTCGGTACGGAGAATGGTAACGACACACCACTGGTAGCCACGGGGGCTGCTGGCACCGCAGGTAGTACCACCGCCCCGCCGTTAGGGGCTGGTGGCACTGCGTTACCAGCAAACGCCACGTCAGGCGACACACTCTTCCAGCCCGTCGGTACATACGACCGCATCGTCACGGCCACACGTCCCGTCCGACCAAACGTGCCCCACTCACGCTCCAGCACCTGCCTGCCCTCGTACTTCGGCCAGCACATGCTGTACGCATCCCACATCGTCAGGCCAGCCTCGCTGCCGCCTGTCTCGTGATGCAGCGCCATGCCGACGCGCAACCATTCAGACCGGCTAGACATCTGCTCCGGTTGCACCCGACGCAGCAGGTCGTGCATCTCGTCCTCACGTAGCCCCATCGGCGGCAGCGTATCGTCAGGCATACCGTCGCGCGTCGCACTGCCCACCATCCACTGCGGACAGGCTGCCAGTGCTGCATGTGTTACAGCACCGCCGTGTGCCGGCCACCAGATGATGTAGCCACCGTCACCGCGCCGATCGATACCGGCACCGAGCATGCCTGCGTCTGTCTTGGCCTCACCTGTATCAGGCAGTCGATACAGCAGGTGCTGCCCGCCCGTCAGCGTATGGTTGATGCGAGTGACTGGCGGCTGTAACGGCTGCACCGTCACGCGGCCGTCAATCCCCTCGGCAGGCTTGACATCCAGATCGAGCACGTACAGTCCGCTCCGAGCGCCGGTCGGCACCGCCACCAGTGCGTCAGGCCACTGCTGCCACCACCCGAGTATGACAGCCAGATCGGTCGTCGCATAGACCTGCCAGCCTGCAATGCGTGGGCTCTTGTGGTATGGCCGGCCGTCAGGTCGTGCCCCGTGTCCCTCTGGATAGCAGGGGAATACAGGTATGCCACCGGCTGCGAGGCGCAACGCCTCGTCAATAGCAGCGGCCGTCACTGAGCATTCAGCGATGCTGCTGCTGCCTCACGCAGTTTCAGCGGTGCGTTACGTGCGCGGCGGTCACCGTGGGCCAGACCTTGCGCTACTACACGGAGATTACTGGTGCGGATCGCTTCGCCCATGATGGCCCGTTGCATCTGCGGCATGGTGCCTAGCCAGTGCGACACGAGCGCCGGGCTGCAGGCAGCAGCCAGTGCCACCGCATCACGGGTCACGCGCAGGTAGCCGACAGTCTCAGCCAGTCGCAGCGCAGCAGACAAGATAGCCTGTCGTCGGTCGTCGGTGCGTGAGTGGCTCATAGTATGCATACCATCTTAACTTTCATTTGCTATCTCCAATAAAACATCACCATGACACGCCTCGGGCGCGCAGAAACACACAAGGTCTTTGCCGCGTAGCTCGCGCTTGGCTGCCACATACAGTTCGGGGTTGAGCACCAGATACAGCCTATAACGCTCGATGACCTCCTCCCGTGTGCCGTGCTTGTCTATGACATACGGGTTAGCCCACTTGGACGGTCGACCGATATACACGGTATCGAGCGGTGCGACCGGTCCGTTCAGTCGGTTATACAGTCGGGGCACGTGTGGCTGCTCGACATGCAGGCGCAGACCGAGCCGTGTCGCTATGGCAATCATGTGCTGCGTGCCGGGTGACACGTTGTCCCACAGGGCAATCAGCGCGTCAGCATGTTCGGCCATCTGCGTATTGCGTAGAAAGCCGGCACGCTTGCCGTGCGTATTCCAGTCAGCAGGATACCGTTCGATCGGCACGTAGTTGTAGTTCGCCCACCGCTCGCCGAGACGATCCGCGCCGGGTGCAGTGCCCGACAGCACGACTGTCGGTGTCCATCCACACTTGGCGAGCGCACGGTCCAGCCACGCCGGATCAGTAATGCTGCGACTGCCGGCAATTATTGTGCGCATCAGCACCGCTCCTCACAGAGTTCGGCGACCATGAGCGGTATGTGGCTATAGGTAGCGCCGACCTTGTCGAACCACTGGATCAGATAGACGAAGCACCAGTCGCTGCACATGCCGTGCGTATATATCGCCTGCAGTGAAACTAATACCGGTCGCGTGTCGTCTAGTCCGCACATGGTTCTGGTCAGTTCCAGCGCCACGACAAGTTCCGAGTATTGCTCCTGTGTGAGCGGTGTGCTGCTCATGACCGTTCGTCATCCAGCAGTGCGGAGAGTTCGGCAGGATCGCTGATGCGGTTCCAATCGCCGCCGCCCCATTGCACTGAGACGGATACTCGCGGCGATTGTGCGGCGACGTGCCGCAGCAGGCGCTTGTATCGTTTTGCGTTGGCGTCCTTCAGGGTGAATGCATTGTCTTGGGTGCGGTTGATTATTTCAACGGACATGCTGGCCAGCGCGTCGGGCTCGCCGACTGCGACAAGCAACGTATTGCCCTCGCCTTCTGGAAAGCCAAATGCGGCACTCGTCATGTCTTGTGCTTCCATAAGTCTGACAAAGGTGGCAATCTGTTCTTTCATATCGTTCGTCATATCGTGTCGCTCCTGTTAGTGATGATTGCATAGCCACCGAGCGACAGCACGAGGTCGCGCCACCGGCACTGCGCGAGGTATCGCTCGTCACGGTCGCTCGGCTTCCAGTCGGGGTGTTTCACTTCGATGGACGTAAAGATGCCGAGCGTATGGCCGACATGTTCGGGCAGTATTAGCACGGGTCGTATACCAATCAGGTCCGCACTGGCAATCTGCCTGTTGAGTTGTGGGCTGTCGTTAGCTAGCCCGAACCGCACGGGCCTGCCGTTACGGTCGGGCAGGACTCCGCAGTTATTTCTCCATAGCCGCCAGCCACGCTGACTGGCGAGGAGTCGTATCTGTGCTTGTACTGACGACTCAGCCATGACACACCCCGTTACGCCTGTCAGTATTTTCCAGCGGTGTCAGCACCTGCAGATGATCGGGATTTACACACGCAGGACGACAGCATTTGTGATCGATCTCCATGCCGTCAGGTATCGGACGATGATTCGCTAGTGTCCAGAACACGTGATGCGCATAGACCTTGTAGCCTGTCGATACCGACACGCGCCGATAACCCTTGAGCGTACCGCCGCCAGTATGACGGTACAGGATGCAGCCTGTCGCTACGTCACGATAGACTGCAGCGGACAGTCTGGCTATCAGTCGTTCTTTGTCCTTGCGTATCATCTGCACCAGCCATGCGTAAATAATCTGGCCGTTGTAGGCACCGCGTCTGCGTGCGGTCATTTGCTTATCCTCTCGATCAATGCAAGAGCTTCCGCCCTCGGTAACATCTGCGCCGACGCTACGTCAATGTCATAGCGCAGAAAAAACTCACGCTGCGCCTCGGCAATACTGATACCGCGTGCCGTCCGTGCGCCGCCCCACAATGCCATCTGTGCGCGCAGTGCGGTCTGTGCTTCCATCCTCTCGCGGTGCTCGCGCTGCTTGCGGCCGACGACCTCGGGACCGGCACCGACCGGGATCAGCAGCGCATCAGCGCGTGCAATCTCGCCACGCATGCGGGCCAGTACGTCGGGCGTCAGTTCGTTCAGGTCGCCATCCACAACATCAGGACTGCTGCGCCCGGCATACACGACAGGTGTCCCACAGTACGGGCAGACCACTTTGCTGCGCTCATACACACCAGCGCATTGCAGACAAGACCGAAGCGGGATTGGACCTTCGCCCGGTGCGGTCTTGCTGCGCCGGTCGCGACGATCGAGCGTGAAGCTACGGGGTGCATCGGGCAGGCCGTGGAGTAGCACGTTGCCGACGTGATCGATGATGATGCCGTGCGTCTTGCCGTTCAGGAGCCGCAGCGCGCGACCGAACTGTTGTATGTATAGAGCATAGCTCTGCGTCGGGCGGGCCATGCTACAGACCTCGATGGCCGGGAGGTCGAAGCCCTCGCCGAACAGATCGACATTGACCAGTTGTTTCAGTTCGCCGCTGGCAAACATGCGCAGCAGCTTGTACCGGATGTTGTCAGGTGTCTTCGCCGATATCGCTTCGGCCGGTATGCCCTGCTGGCGATAGGCTGCAGCCAGTTCAACAGCACTCTCGACATCGACAGCGAACGTAATACCGAGCTTACCGGCAGCGATCCGCATGTAGTGCGACACGACATCGCCGTGGATATGCGAGCGTCGTACTGCCTTGCGCAGCGGCTCGGGGCTGTAGTCACCGCCAGCACTGGTATTCACATCAGACAGATCGAGATCGTTCGGCGGTGCGAAAACACGATACTCGGTCAGGTAGCCGCCGTTGATCAGGTCGCGCATGCTCGGGCCGATGATCATCACGTCGATCACACCGTCATGGTGCCGACCGAGTCCCTTGCCGTCAGCACGGACAGGCGTGGCAGTCACGCCAAGGCCAAACGCATTGGGAAACATCTCGACGGTTCTGCCCCACTTGTTGCCGACAAGCAGGTGATGCGCTTCGTCACAGACCCATAGCCGCGTCTGATTGAACAGCGGGTCTTTCGCCGGATCGCGCCCCATGAGCGTATCGACGCCGGCAGCAGCGACAGATGCGGTAGCGTTGTAGAAACTGGTGCCAAGCTCTATGCCATGTAGCTGTACGCAGGAGCGGATCAGCGCGGGCTGGCCGATGATGCGGTGCCTGACGTTGTACCGTGCCAGTGCGAGACTGATCTGGCTGACCAGTTCGTGTCGGTGTGCGATAGCCACACTCGGCGCGATCATGCGGCGCTGGATGTTGGCGAAGGTGACCGTCTTGCCCGCGCCTGTCGGCAGTACTAGCAGCACGTTGCGTGCGCCGGCATGCCACGCTTCATAGATACGGCGCTCAGCTTCTTGCTGGTAGTCGCGGAGTATCGGTTCAGTCACTCGCCGCCCGCCTCTTTGTGCGCCGCCTCGATGATCGGCTTGATAGCTATCGGCGACTCGCACCGTACCGTCAGCAGGATGGTGCCGGGTACCGGGCCTTTGGTTTGTGTGTAGGTGAGGCTGGCCGCATCAAGATGTTTCTTGAATATCGACAGTTTCCACGGCTCGATGACAATGCCGGCAACCCGCAGCACTGGCTTCATCTTCTGTTGATGATGCCGATCGCACAGCACGCCACCGCCATTACTATGAGTACCAATCTGCGTGCAGCGTTTGCCGTCCCGCCGCTTGGCCGTGCATTGCACACGGTCTTCCTCGTAGCTGCCGTTACGCATTATTTATATCCCCCTGACCTATTGACGAAGCCGTCAATGTACGATAATCTCCGTCGTGTTGCAACTGTTTTTTAACCCGTCACATGGAGAATCATATGTCCCTTGAACAAGCACTGGCTGCCAATACGGCCGCTCTGCAAGCTCTTACCGCAGCACTGTCGTCCGGTACTGTCCTCCCTCATCCGGCACCGTCCGCACAACCGGCTCCGATCGTTGCCCCCTCTACTGTGGCTGTCGCTCCAGTGCCGACTGCCCCCGTGGCGACGCTGGATATTTCGCCCGCTCCGACGACCGCATTCGCACAGCCTGCTCCGATCGCACCGGCACCGGTCACGACTGCTGCACCCCCTACGGCCAGCCCTGCGGCCAGCGTTGAGCGTGACGCAAAGGGTATGCCGTGGGACGGTCGTATCCACGCATCCAGCAAGGCCAAGGTAGCTGACGGATCGTGGCGCTACAAGCGCGGCGTGGATGACACGACCATTGCTCCGATCGAAGCTGAAATCCGTGCCGCTCTGACTGCACCTGTGCCGGTCGGAGGTTCCCCGGCGTTTGCCCCGCATCCGTTTTATGAGCCTGCCCCCGTGGTGGCTCCGCCGCAGGCCGCAGCAGTGGCCGCTATACCAGCCGCTCCCATCCCCGCCGCACCGGCCCCCGTGGTTGCACCCCCGCCTGCAGCCCCTGTGGCGGTTCCTGTCCCGCCTGTTACCGCCATAACCACATATGACACGTTGATGGCCGCGCTGCCGCCGAAGATCGTGTCTGGCGAACTGACTGCTGCTCAGATGCAGGAAGCGTGCGAACAGTACGGTGTGCCGAGCATTGCCGCACTGGCGCAGCGTCCCGATCTGGTGCCGTTCATCGCGGCAACGCTCAAGCTCTGACATGAGCTATCCAGCCCGAGAACATGCGCAACTGCCGCCAAGCAGTGCGCATTGTTGGGTCCGTTGCGCAGGGTGGCGGTCGCTTCATACCGCGTTCCCTGACAGCGGGGATACTGTGCCTGCAATGGAAGGCACGGCGGCACACTGGTGCTTCGAGCAGATGTTTGCCGGTGTCATACCGGAGGTCGGTGCGTCAGCGCCGAACGGTATCCTCATCACTGACGAGATGCTTGACGGTGCGGAACTGTATGTTGATACGGTGCGCAGCATGGTGCCGGCCACTGGCGCGAGCACGTATGTCGAAGACCGAGTGTCGATGGCTACGACCGTGCATGACGCGAATTGGGGAACACCCGATACGTTCGCGATTGCACATGACCGCTCAGTAGTGTGGCTCTTCGACTACAAGTTCGGGCACCGCTACGTCGAAGAATTCGAGAACTGGCAATGCATCGATTATGTCGCTGGTATTTACGATGCGATGTTGCCTGTCGTTGCGTTGCCCGACTCGACCGTCGTTCACATTACAATCTGTCAGCCTCGGGTCTTCAATCGCGGCCAGCCTGTCCGCACATGGACGACGACTATCGGTGCGCTCAAGCCGTACTGGCAGCAACTGGCTGCCGCCGCGCCGCTGGCAATGTGTGACGACGCGCCGTGCGTGCCGGGTGACTGGTGCGAGTTCTGCAACGGTAGGCATGCATGCGAGGCGCTGCAGCGCACAGCACTGGCCGCAACGGACGCAGCCTACAGCAGCATACCGCTGGTGCTACCGCCCCTTGCTGCGGCTCGGGAGCTACGGGCAATGCAACGGGCTGCGTCCATGCTCGAAGCGCGCGTCACGGGCCTGCAGCAGCAGTTGCTTGACCTGTGTCGGGCGGGTACCAACGTACCGTATTACAGCATCGAGCGGGCGCAGGGCAGGCAGCGTTGGACTCGTCCGATAGCGGAGGTCATTGCGCTCGGTCAGATGTTTGGACTGGACGTAAGCAAGCCCGGTGCGATCACGCCGAAGCAGAGCGTAAAGCTCGGCGTGCCGGCCGGCGTCGTAGCGCAGATGTCGGACGAACCGCTCGGCGAATGGCGTCTGGTCGAAGCAACGACCGACAAGGCGCGGAAAGTGTTTGGATAACCACAGGAGAACGATATGCATGAAGGTGACAAAGTGACGGCAGCACAGCAACTTGGCTGCTACAAAGAAAAAGACCCGATGTCGCAGCTGACGTGCGGCGAGAATTTGGAGCGCAAGATCGCCGAACAAACCGAACGGCTGATGATGCTCGAAGCGGCCAAGAAAGAAATGCAAGATACGGGTCTTTACAACGTGAAGATTTCCACGCTGCGCGACACGATGTCGTGGTAACACGCAACGCTTGACAAACCCTAACGGTGTATGCCAACATACGCCACCGTAATATAACCACGTAAGGAGTAATACCGTATGAGCAAGCCTTGCAAACGATGCGGCGGCACTGACAGATACCCTAGTGGTGGATGTAAGCGTTGCGTATCTGAGCAACGCAAGCTCTGGCAGCAAAACAATCCCGAACGAGTAAAGGAAACACTTGCTGCTTGGATTGCCAAAAAAGTTCCGTGCAAACGGTGCGGCGGAACAAAGCGCGGGGCGAACGGTACGTGCTCTGCGTGCGCCGCTGCCGATACTAAGCAGTGGAAAAAAGACAATCCAGAGAAGAACAAAGCTCACCGCAAGGCGTGGCATAAAAAGAATCCTGACAAACAGCGAGCGCGTACCAATAAGTATCACGCAGCACATCCTGAGAAACGGAAGGTAGTTGGCGAGCGTTATCGTGCCAACCATCCTGAGAAGGTGCGCGAGACTAGGCGTCGAGTTGTAGCTGCTTGGACAAAGGCCAATCCTGAAAAGGTGAAAGCTAACGCAGCGCGTCACCGTGCCGGAAAGATTAAGGCCACCCCAACGTGGGCAAACAAATTCTTTATGGAGGAAGCATATGCGTTAGCTCTGTTACGTTCAGCCACGCTTGGATTTGATTGGCATGTCGATCATATCGTGCCACTTAATTCCAAGATCGTGTGCGGACTGCACGTCGAACACAATCTGCAAGTAATACCAGCGTTACATAACCTGACCAAAAGCAATTTGATTTGGCCGGATCAACCGTAGTTACTTTTAGGAGAAATACATATGTCAATCAATTTGACGAGTCCTGTAGGGAGAATCGTCCAAGGCGAACTGTGGAAAGCACAGCCCGTTCTCGATCAGCGTACCAACCAGCCGAAGCTCGGCAGCGACAACCAGCCGCTCGTGCAGCACTTCTTTGCACTGGCAATCCCCAAGACTCCCGGCCATACCCATTGGGCACAGACCGAATGGGGCCAGAAGATTTGGGCTGAAGGCAACCGTGCGCATCCGAACTTCGCGCCGCACCCGACGTTCTCATGGAAGATTGAGGATGGCGACTCGCAGGTGCCGAACAAGAAGGGCAAGAAAAACGCAGACCGCGAGGGCTTTCCGGGCAACTGGATTCTGAAGATGCGCTCGGGCTTTCCGCCCAAGACCTACAACGCCAACGGCAGCGAGATGGTTCCGGCCGAGTCGTTCAAACCGGGTCATTACGCGCAGGTCAACATCAACGTCGCCGGCAACACGGGTGATAGTCCCGGTGTGTATCTCAATCCGGTGATGGCAGCACTGGCTGGCTATGGCGTAGAGATTGTGAGCGGACCCGACGTTGCCGAGGCCGGCTTCGGTCAAGGCGTCGCGCTGCCCGCTGGTGCGTCCGCTGTGCCGGTCGGTGGCTTTGCACCGCCCGCCGCAGCAGCACCGGTACCGGGCCACCCTTTGGCCCCTGCCGCGCCTGCCTACGCCCCGCCCGTTGGTGCTCCTGCAGCACCGTACCCGCCTATTGGTGCGCCGGCTGCGAGCCCTTCTAGCCCTGTGGCTGCTCCGAATCCGGCATTCCTTGGCGTGCCCCCGCCCCCTCCCGCTGCACCGGTCCGTAACATGACCGCCAAGGCGGCAGGTGCCAGCTACGAGCAATTGATCGCAGCCGGCTGGACTGACGCAACGCTTCTCCAACATGGGATGATGACAGCATGAGCGCCTTCAACGACGGGACCGAAGCCCGCAAACTTCGGATGAAGCTCGGCCAGAACCAGACGCAATTCTGGTCGCGTGTCACCGTGCAGCAGTCCGCTGCCAGCCGGTACGAGACGGGGCGTGAAATCCCCGAGTCGGTGCAGGTGCTGCTGATGATGGCATACGGCACCGACAAGCAGGCCGCTGCTGCACTGGCGGGCCTGCGCAAGCAGCCGTAGTGACTCAGTGCTGCCGTGTGACAGACGGCAGCCATGTACTCACTACAGGAGACGTATAGCATGACCGTACCTGATCACAACGCCCGTATCGATAAGCTGCTCGCCGAAGCTGTTGGCCGCGATCTGTCGTCGTGGGAGCGCAACGAGTTCCTGCCGTCGCTGCGCAATTTCTGGACGCTCAGTGCCAAGCAGGAAAAGATACTCGCCGACCTTGAGCGGCGCGTGTATGACGGCGAGGATGATTGCGCATGATGCAAACATACGACGACCACGCACAGATACTGGCTGATCCGAAGGCAACGGCAGACGAACTGCGCAGTATTATTGACGATTTGCGAACAAGGCTCTGCCGCATATCGGCAGTGTGCGTGCTTTCATCCCATGATCTAGGGTCATCACCGATCGCTGCCATCTTTCGTAGCATTGGTCGGTCTGCAGATGATGTACTCCCTCCTACGCCATGACCTACCGCACGCTCTTCTGCTGCGAGTCCTGCGGTTGTGGCTACTGGCAGGCACAGGCGGGCGCTGGCTGTCATCACTGCGGTGCAGGTGACTGGTTGTCGCATCGTCTTGCCCCACTCACCGTGCCGTGCGATACCGAGTGCTACCCTGACTACTGGCTGTGCAGTGTGGGCGAGCAGCACTTCCAACTCTTTCCCGGTCACCCGCTCGATACGGTCGGGCTCAAGCAGGTGCTGACCAACGCCACGATGCTGACATTCAACGGCAACTACTACGATCACCCGATGATCAGTCTCGCGCTGACTGGTGCGAGCGCGGCTGAGTTATGGCAGGCCAACAACCGCATCATCGTACCGGGCGGGCAGGGTCTGATGCCGTGGGAGTTCGCCAAGTTCTACGGTATCAACCTGCTGCTGTGGGATTCAATCGACATAATGAATGTCGCGCCCGGCATGGGTACACTCAAGGCGTATGGTGGCAAGATGCACATGCGCAAGCTGCAAGACTTGCCGATCGATGTCGGCACCAGCATCAGCCTGTTCGATCGTCCTGTCGTGCGTGACTATTGCACCAATGACCTAGAGACGACGGCGGCGCTAGGTGCTCGTATGAGCGCGCAGATCAAGCTCCGTGAGGAAATGTCGGTTCAGTATGGTACCGACCTGCGCAGCAAGTCTGACGCACAGATCGCAGAGGCGGCCATGAAAGCGGCCCTGTCCTTCGAGGTGACGATACCTGTCGTGCCGCAGGGTGCGACCTTTCATTACCGGCCGCCTGCGTGGATGCGCTTCCAGACCGCGCAGATGCAGGACGTGTTCGCAACGATGTGCCGCACACCATTCGCTGTCAATCCGAGCGGTGGTGTGTCACCAGCCTACGAGAACTGCTACGTCGATTGGGGCAAGGATCAGGTGCGCATCGATCCGCACGGTCAGTTCGTCAAGCGGCCTGCTGATTGGCAGCACAAACTGGTCACGATCGGTGGCATGTCCTACGCAATGGGCATCGGCGGGTTGCATTCCACGGAGAGTCGTGTTGCTATGGTTGCCGGCCACGGTCGCAAGCTCCTTTCCCCCGATGTTGCATCCTACTATCCAAATCTCATATTGGAAACTGGTATATATCCGCAGCAGATCGGCGCAGTGTTCCAAGACATATATCGAGGGTGGGTTGATACCCGAATGGAAGCAAAACATCGTGCGTCTGCTTTGAAAAAAGAACTGCAGACGTTGAAAAAGATGTTAGACTCTTTGCCTAACGAACCATCTTAGACCTATAGGACGGACGACATGGCAAAATACAGATTGCATAGACCTTATCACAAAAGGAATGAGCCTATTCAGGGATATCGCACGGTCGACCACCCGTTGTACGCAACGTGGAGCAATATGATCGGACGCTGTTCAAATCCTGATGACACAAATTATGCAAATTATGGTGCTCGCGGCATTACTGTTTGTGCCCGTTGGCGGAAGTCATTTGCCGCGTTTGCCGCTGACATGGGGCAGCGACCGACGCCCGAGCATTCGATCGATCGGCGGGATAACTCGAAGGGCTATTCGCCTGCAAATTGCAAATGGGCAACGCGTATCGAACAGGCACAGAACAAACGCACGTACATAACCAGTTCAACAGGCGCTGGTGGCGTACTCCCGACCAAGGCCGGCAACTTTATAGCCCGCTGGAACTACAACGGTGCGCGTTTCAATCTTGGTAGATACCCAACAATAGAGGCAGCGACGCTCGCTCGCAACGAATTTATCGTGCTGTACTTTGTTAATCGTGAGGCCGCCATGAAGATGACAGAACGTCGCGCTCGGCACGATAGCACGACGGGCGTGCGTGGCATTACACCTCACGCCGACGGCGGGTACACGGTGCGTAAAACAGTCGATGGTGTACGCAAGTACCTTGGGTATCGCAAGACATATGAGGAGGCGCTTGCGCTATGGACCGAGCACAACTGATCGCGCGCATCGCAGAGGTTGAGAAGGAACTTGCTTCCCAAACGAGCCGTGCCAACAGTCTTAAAATTAATTTGAATGGAACGTTCGGCAAGCTCGGCAGCAAATACTCGATCTTCTACGCACCGTCTGAATTGATTCAGGTCACGCTCACCGGTCAGCTTGCGCTGCTGATGCTGATCGAGGAGATGGAGCGGGTCGGTATCCCTGTTGTGTCGGCTAATACGGACGGTCTTGTTGTCGACATTAGCGATGAACAATACCCTTTGTATATATCCGTCATATCATGGTGGGAGCAACTGACCGGCTTCGAGATGGAGACAACAGAGTTCCGTGCGATCTACAGCCGTGACGTTAATAGCTACGTCGCAATCACAACTGACGCTTCGCATAAATCAAAAGGAGCCTACGCCCCGCCAGAGCCCGGCCCGTCAGGCTGGCCCAATCCGACCACGCAGGTATGCGTCGATGCGGTCTGTGCGTACCTGCAGCACGGCACACCGATCGAGACAACCATCCTTTCCTGCACCGACGTGCGCCAGTTCGTCACGATCCGTGACGTGAAGGGTGGCGGGGTCTGGTCGAACACACAGGTCGCTGTTGATGATTGGGTGTTGCTAATCGACACCGGCACGGCACAAAACGTGTGGGCCGCAGCCGGCGATCCGACCAAGACGGTCAAACGCAAGAGCCGGCCGCCTGCACGCATGGTATGGGTTGATGACGTGCGGCTCGGCCGCATGGTCCGCTGGTACTACGCGACCAACGGTGCCGGCACGATACGGTACCGCACCAGCGGATCGACTGTGCCGAAGAGCGAGGGGTGCAAGCCGCTCATGGAATTGCCGGACACACTGCCGGTGGATGTAAATTATCTCTGGTATTTTGCAGAGGCCCGTAGCTTACTTAATGACGTGGGGGTAACGATATGAAGGTTCAGTATTTCCAACAAGAGACAGCCGACGCCGACGACATGATGCTCGGTATGGCGAAGATGCAAGGTTACGTGCCGCAAAACTGCCTCCTCGGTGGAACGGTAGTGATGGCCGAAGTACAGAACGGCAAAAGCCCGTGCGACGGATGCAACGGCCCGCGTGACAAGTGCAGTGGAAAACCGAAGGGGGTAGTGGTATGAGAGCAGATGGAGGACCGGCGTTTCCGGTGACGGCAGGTGTGGTGTGCGACCATAGTAGCGGGACAAGTGTGCCGTTGATGGGTATGTCGTTGCGTGACTACTTCGCGGCACATGCGCTGGCTGGTATTGCTGGACATCTCAGCGGGCCTGAGAAACGCGAATATGAGACAGGGCCGCAAGCACATGCACGCTGGTCTTATCAGGTCGCCGACGCCATGCTTGCCGAGCGTGTCAAATGACACTACACGCACTCAATGCACTACCGGTCGTCTCCGCGCAATGGCCTGCCTTCAAGCTCGATCCGGCGTGGTGCATGCGGTACCTTGAACTGGTGTCCGACTTCCTCACGACGCATCGCACCTTCACAGCCGAGCTTCCGCTGGTGCATGTCATCGATGCCGGGTTGCGCACGTCCGAGAAACTGAACGATGACTGCTGGTGCAGCGGGTTTGACATGATGCTGAAGCTCGGATGGATCGCTCCGATCTCGCAGCGACTGCACGGCAGCAAGCAATGGATGTCGCTGCTATGAAAGCGTTAGTACTTTATCATAACGCATGTGCCGACGGATACGGAGCCGCCTTTGCGTGCTGGCAGAAGTACCACGCGGACGGTGCCGACTACGTGCCGATGGATTACATGCGCAAGGACGCGACGCCGCAAGACCTGCTGGCGCTGGTCGGCGCGGTCGCCGGCCGCACGGTCTATATCGTCGACTTCTCGCTGCCCAAACATCTCATGCAGTACGTCTTCACCTGCGCCGCCAACACGGTATGGATTGATCACCACAAAGGTAGCTTCGAGATGTGGCTCGGCAAGTACGAGAAGGGTCTGAAGTACACCAAGATCAGCAAGGACGAGCGGGTCGAGATTATTCTTGACGACAACCGATCCGGTGCGTGGCTGACGTGGATGTACTTCAACCCGAGCACCAACAAGGTACCGCCGACGCTGTTCATGTTGATTGACGACCGTGACCGTTGGCAGTTCAAGCTGAAGGGCACCAGCGAGGCGCATGCGGCCCTCATGGCGATGCGCCCTTGGACGTTCTACAAGTGGTCTGTCATCTCCATCCCTGACCTGTTGGAAGTTGGCGGCAAGATCATGCAGTACCAGAACGCTCAGATCGAAGCTGCGTTGAATAACGTGCAGTCAATCCACATCCCTGTTGATCTAGCAATACAAGGTATGTTCGATGAGCAAGTGAAGGGGCTGGCTGTCAATGCACGGGACAACGTGTCTGAGATTGGCAACCGGCTGGCGCTTGCGTCAGGCACGTTCGGTGTCTGCTGGTCCGTCGATGGTGACGGTGTTGTATGGATGAACCTGCGTAGCACAGACAACGGAATTGACGTGTCCGACGTAGCCAAGCGATATGGCGGTGGCGGGCATCGCAATGCGGCCGGTTTCAAAACCGATCTTATGACAATAGCGAGGTGGTTGAAATGAACAAGGTTAAATTCAAGAGCCCGACCGGCAAGGTCGTCAGTGTCAAAGTAACGCAATATGCTGACGTGTCACAGCGCAGCCCCGGTGCCAAGACGGTTGCTGAGACGACTCGCTACATGATGCGACAGGGTTTCGTCCGTTGCGGTCTGCGTGCATCGTGATTCTCTACGGCTGCAACAACACGCCGCGCGAGGACGGCTACATGGTCCGTGACAGCACGCTCGTCAAGGGCTCGATCGAGATACAGGTTATGCGGTATCACAAGAATACCAGCACCCGTGACTGCCAGTACCGCCGTGAGACGCCTGCTGATCCGCGCTGTACAGGTTGCGCTAAATAAGGTTTGACAATCCCGTTGGGTTATGTCAGCATATCGACTGCCACCCCGTTGCGTGACCATCCTTTCTGTCCGTTTGGGTGTTCAGTGAGAACGCAATGTGGGCGGCACCTTACAGGAGGATCAAAATGAAGACTCAACGCTCCACCGTCCTCGCGGAACGTCTCATCATTTGGACAGCCATCATCGTGCTCACATGGTTCACCGGCTACGAGTGGGGGAGCTATTCCACACGGGTCGAGCTACAAGCTGCTTGCAAAGAGCCACGCAAGATGCAATTGCAGATGAACAAGACGCAGCAGAAGCGGTTCATCAATTACTGGAAAGCTAGGACATGAAGCTGCTCTACAGATTCTTTCTCTGGATGGCTGAGTTCGATGTTGCTATTGGAGTCTCTACCGGACGGAATCCAGAGGTCGTGGAAGCTGATCGTGAGATGGTCAGGAAGTTTGAAAACGAGTTGACCAAGTTGGAGCTAGGGCTATGATGAATGATCCACTGATCGAATCAGCAAAAGAAATCGAAGCCCTGCGCGAGAAGGTTGCGGAACTGACAGCAGATGTCAGCTTCTGACGAAGAAAGGAAACGAAATGAACACCTGCGCAACCTGCAAATTTTGGGACAAGCACGACGCCGAATACTACCTTGGGCTTGGGCGCTGCCGGGCTGCGGTTGAGTTCTTTAACGCGACCGGATGGAACGACGAAACCGGCGACCGGGAATTCACGAAAGAGGCGGCAAACGTCAAAGCCTTCACGCAAGACGGCTCGGACTACCGCTCGATCCTGCTGGTGAAGGCAGACTTCGGCTGCGTATCCCATGAAGCGCCCTAACGTAGAAAGTGAGGGAGCGTCCGCAGCTTTATCGCCCGGCGTCCAGCGACCAAAGGGAGCGGCGTTGAGCGCCGAGTTAGAACTCAGGACAGGAGAATAATGCATGTGGCCGTTCAAAACATTGGCGCAGCAAATAGGCGAACTGGAAGACAAGATCGCAGGAAAGAAGGCAAAACTCGATTGCATTGTGACTACCTTCGCCGGCCTTGAAAAAACGACTTCGTACTGGATAGAGGAACGCGCCAACTTAGCGGAACAAATTGCTGCGCTGACGAGTCGTTGTAACCGCATGAAGAACGCGAGTTCTAACGTGTAGGTGACCGGCCCTACGCGAGAAGGTTGCAGAGTTGGGTGACGGGCTGACAATCGCATACATGGCTGGAGCCGCAAAAGTGACCGAGCAACTCGCCGCCATGACGCAGGAGCGGGATCGCAACTGGAGCAACGCTACCGCGAATGCGATGCGGCTTGTCTATGCCCAAGCTCACATCAAGGAACTGCGGGAGGCGTTGGAGCGAATTGCAAAGTACCCGCGAGTGCGGGGCGACGAACTCGGGTACGAAGGGTGCAGACAAGTAGCAAGTAAAGCCCTCGCCATTCCCGACGACCAATCGGCCCTTGATGCTGCTCTTAAGGTGGAGAGGGAGAAGATTTGCAACGTGATGGAGTTGCAACTGTCTGAGCGGCAGCGCAGAATTTTCAGGAGCATGAAATGATCCTCAGATATGTTATTGAGTATTGCTTGGTTGTAGTAGGGTGCTTTGTCATGGGCTATCTGCTTTCATGTGTGGTGTGACGAAATGAACAAACTAACAGCACTCATCGAAGCGGCGAAGGAGACAGCAGAGAAGGAACCACTTGTTGTCGATGAAGACATTTCCATTCATGGAAGCACTTCATGGTGCAGGACTCAGCGCAAGTACCTTACCCTCGCCAACCCCGCCACCATCCTAGAACTCTGCGCCCTGTTGGAGAAGGCGGAGGAGGCGTTGGAGACTATTAAGTCGTGCTCTGCAACAGAAGGTGAATACGGTAGAGCACTTCAACGCACAATTAGTGAACCCCTCGCCGCAATCAAACAGTGGAAGGAGTAGACATGAGGCCGGAGCATTGGTACTTGAATGACGAAGATGAGTACATGTCAGAGAAGCTGCGGCTCGAACACGAACGCCTCAATAGCTTCACGTTTAAAAATTGCAAAAAGGCAACTGCTCTCTACACCGCTGACCAACTCCAGCAAGCGAAGGTGGAGGTGCTGCGTGAGGCGGCGGGAGAGATGAGCATCGCATCGGACTACGCAATCCTTTGGCATAGAGCCGACGAAATTGAAAGGAGCAAGACGTGACCCTAGATGAAATTATGTTCTGGTACGCAGCAGTCCTGTTTGTTCTGATCGTTGTGCTGACGATCTACCAAGGAGGAATGAAATGACCGACATCAAGGAACTCATTAGAGGAATTCTAGACGCCGAGTTAGTGGAACAAAAAGGCGAACTAGAAGGGTTAACGCTTCGACAAATGAACGCTGTCAATGCGATTGCGTGGAACGTCGCCCAACGCTTCCTCGCCGCCTACATCGCGGAACAGGAACCGGAGTGGTATCACTACTGCATCAATGATAATTGGGATGGGTTCAGCAAAGAACTCCCGCCTGATGACGCCTGCGACGAAGGGACACTAACCAAGCTATTCACCGCACCACCACTCCCTAAACCCGCACCAAAGGAGGCAGGATTTCATGACGTAGCTGAATTCTACAAAGAGCCTGCTGTGTGTGCGACCCCCTTGCCAGATTGCATTCTGTGTGCCAACGGAAACGATCTGCCTGAAGGCGAATATTGCCGTGGTTGCGGCCGCAGCAATGAATCAAACTTGAAGCGGGCTGTAAGGCTTGCGCGTGGAAGTAGCGAACCACCATCAGTGAAGATTGGCTTTGCGGCCCCGGCGTCCGAGGAGGTGCAGTGGATGCTGAACCACTTACGCGCAATCAGAATGACACAAGCTGCTGACCTGATCGAAAGCCTAGCCAAGCAAGTACAAGATGCGGACAACGAATGGGTTGCGCTGCACGCGGAAATCTATGCGTTGAAGCAGAGCCTAGCCGCTCGGGTTCCTGTTGGCTGGCTCGACGGTCGTGGTAGGTTCTTTTATGCCGACGATCCGATGTATAAGAACAACCACGAAGGAATGCGAGAGGTGTTTGCAGCGGCGCATCTCACCGCGCCTTAAACATCTCGTTGTATCGACGGGTCGTAGCGGTGATCCGTTCCTCAAGCATCTTGACTCGCTCAGGATTGCCGCCCTTCGCAATGACCTCGCGCTTCTGCCGGCGCAGATAACCTATCTCGCGCTGCGCCCGGTCTGCAACCTGCACCAGTCGTGCGTCAGGATGTTCCGACAGATACGTTCGCATCGCCTCACCGTTGCCGTCGTCCTTCATTGCTTCCAGCGCGGACTTGTGCTCGCCGATACGTTCAAGGTTGCGATAGAACCTGCTTGTCTCCGACGACTGCCCCTTCGTCTCGCCGATGAAGCGACCCACACCAAGCGGTGTCTTGTGCATCGGCAGTTCCTCACCGGTCACCTTGCTGCCGACATACTGTGCGGTCTTCAGTAATTCGCGGCCGACACCACCGGTTGCTTGACCGACGAGGTAGTCGATCTGGTCAGGCGTTGGCGACGCCATGCCGATCTCATACTTGCCGCCACCCGTAATGTAGTTGATTCCATAGGACAGCCAACGACTCGGTGGCGACGCGCTGTCCTTGGTCCGCGTCCAGCCTGCGGTCGGATGCATCTTGTTGAAGTCTTCTTTGAAGATCGACTTGCCAGTCCAGTCTTTGTTCTCACCGAGTGCAATGATCGGATCGCCAATCGTCGGCGATAGCGTCTGCGCGAGCGTACCGCTGCCGATCGGGTTGAATGCATCGAGCATCAAGCCGGCCAGACGAACAAGACGCTTGCCGGGGTTTTTGAATCCGCCCATCATCCACTCGGCGGTGATGCGGCCGATGTTAGGAATGACGTGGAAGCCGAGCGGCATCGGCACATTGATAACCTTGTCGGTGCCGAGGATCGGAATGATGAAATTCTTCTCGCGCTGGAACTGCGGCGGTTCGTCGTCATCCCATCCAGCCGCCGCGCCGAGCATCGCCTGCAACACACCAAGCATCATGCCACCGTAGAGAATCTTTTTGCCGGCGTCAGTCAGCTTGCCGTCCTTGTAGGTCGTCTCGCCGATCCGTGCGGTGCCCTGCACGGCAGCATTGAAGAATGCGTACAACGCGCCGGTCTGTGTGGCGGCCAGTCCTTTCTTGTTGAAATTGACCGTCAGGTTCTTGGCGAGTGACGCAGCCGCATCACGACTCATGCCTTTGTCCAGAGCCACCTTGTACGCAGACAGCCGCATCGCATTCTCAACTGCGGTGTTGTAGTCGGACAGCCAGCCAAACACGGCGCTGTGCCGCTCGCCGCCCGTGACCCATTGCTTTCCCTTGCCGGCGTGCTCAAGCTCCTTGGCGATCGCTTCCGCACGATCGGTACTGGTAGCAAACGCATCGCGATAGCCGGTCTTACCGCCGTCCATTGCGAACTGCTCAAACAGTTGAGCCCATTGCGAGGTGGGCTGCTTGCCCGCACGATGATCGCGCAAGTCGGCATAGACACCACGTAACGCATCGAAGGCATGTCGCGCTACAGCCGCTCTATCAGCAGACAACGGTGTACTCGACAGGTTCAGCATGCCCGTGCTGAAGTCGCGGATACCGTTGGTCATGCCGAAGATCGGGTTGTACTGTGTATTGACACTGGCGAACCATCGTGTGACCGGAGCGATAACTTGCAGCACACCACTGACCGACGCTGCGTCCAGATTCTTCAGGCCACGAACCATCTCCTGTGCGCGTTTCTTGTTGGAGAAAAATACGTACCGTTCCTCGCCGTTAATGCGCGTGCTCAGTACGTCGTCACGACCGCGCAGTTGCGGATTGATCCGCTGCATCTCAAGCCCGGTCTTCGGATCGGTGTATCGCTGCACCGGTTCGTATGCCAGATTCTTCGCATCCAGCGGATTGACACCGATCGCTACCAGTTCAGCAATAGCCGCTTGTAGCGCAGCCGGCGAGAGCTTCTTATTTAGTTCAGGATTGACCGGTATCCAGAACTCAGGATTCGGTGCCGACAGTGCCAGTCCATAGACAGCCTGCGCCACACGGTTCTTCTCGCTGCGCGTAATCGCCCGCTCGCGCTGCATGGCAATGTTTGCCAGCACATCGGTGACAGCACGCTTGCTGCCGAGGGCGCGCTTGCTGGCTGCACCACGCACCGAGAAGCCGGTGCCTGTACCGTTGCCAAGGCCGAACGCTCCCGAGTAGTTCGCATCGGACTCCATGTCCCGCTTGAGTGGTGCGTAGTGTGCGTAGGTGCGCTTCCACGTATCGACCGTCTCTTGGGTTTCCAGACCGCTCGATACGAGCAGATCGAGCGTGCCGTTGGTAATCGCATCAACCCTGCTAGCGACCGCCTGCGCGGCCCGCAGTGCGGCAGGGGTAAGTTGTATCGTCCGACCGTTCAGCGTGACCGCCTGCCCGGCAAGGATGGCGGCTGACTGCGCATCCGACATGCCCGAGCCATCAGTAATTGTTGGATTGGTACGATTGTTGGCGGCATTGCGCTCCGGTGCGTGTCGTGCCCACAGGTAATCATCCAGATCGGCCATAGTCAGCTTGCGCATCGCCATGTCTTCCATCAGCTTGCGCAGTTCCCCATCGGCGAACGCATCGACCCGAGCGGCAGCCCGACCGTGATAGTTCGTTTCCAGCAGGTAGGCATCGAACTTCTCCTTGACCGCTACACCAGCCTCACGGATCGCACGGAGCACACGCTTCGTATCGATCTTGTCGTCCTGCATCTTTCTTACAAAGTCGTCCCAATCCGTCACGTCTGGATCGGTCCATGACTGGTTGATCGGCTGACCATTTGTGCGGGAGCGGGGAGTGCTCTGGCGCGGTACGTCAGCAGCAGCAGTCAGCAGTGCCGCGATCTTTTTCTCAGCGGCAGGATCGTCAGGAATATCAGACTGACTATCGTATCCTTCAGCAAAGTGCTGCTTGTGCGTGATGTGTTCTTCACGTTTGAATCGAGCGAGCCATGCAGCAGGTGACGACGCGCTACCGAGGAAGTCGTAGATCGTACCGTCGATTCGAGCGCCGTAATGATCAGTCATATCGTTATTACTGCGAACGATACGCACCAAATCACCGCCGCCGAATGCACGGATCAGAGCCTTCGCGCAGATCAGACAGCCGCCATCGAACGGCCCGCTGTTGTTACTCGGTCCGAAGTCAAGTGCCTCGTACAGTCGGTCATCCTTATAGACAGCAGCTATTGCCGCGTCTATGCGTCGCTCACTCCGACGTATGTCATCGTCCTCACGACTATAGGCACCGGAGTTACCGCTGGCCGACTTGACCTGATTGGGCGAGAACACCGCAAGGTTCGTCACGCCGCGCTCGCGAACGTAAAACGAGTCGTGGTTCTCACGGATATATTCCTGCACCTGCGGACTCTCAATAGCGTTCCAGTCGCCGCGTTCCAGATCGCCGATATGTTGTGCAACCTCGACCATCTCGCCGTTGATGAATTCATGCCCCATCCACGATCCGCCGAGCAATTGCTCGATCTGCTGTACGTGCTGCGGGTTGCGGTAGTCGAACGGGTTTTCAGCCCGCACGTACAGCGGCATGATGTTCGATTCGCTCGGCATGAACTTCTCGACCGCACGACGCATGTACTGGCTCGGCTGCTGGCTCTGGTTTAAGAGCCGTTCCTCGCGGTTGTATAACGAGCTACCCGGCAGTGCATCAGCCAGCAGCATCTTGCGCGCATCAGCCTTCGCTTCCTGTATCTGATCGGGCGTCATCCACGTCCAGAAGTTGTTCAGCATCCAGCTATGCGACAGGTCTGAAAACTCTGCGGCAAACTCGGGATCGTCGGTCAGGAAGATCGCGTCAGCCTGCTGTGGCCGGAACGTCGATATGTCACGGGCGGTGCCGTGGTACATGACGGTGCGTACCTTGGACTTGCCGAGCCATTGGTCGCGACGTTCAGAGAAGCGCGGAGTACCTTCGTCTCGAAGTTCTTTGTCACGTGCGAGAAGTTTGTCAGGATGCCACGGACCGTCAGCCAGTTCGCCACCTGCGTAATATTTGACTTCGACAGGCATGTGCTTCCAGCCGAGTTCAAGCGCAGCCATGATGCGATGATTCCCTTCATTGACCCACGGCATTCCGTTGTGATCAATCTGGATGAACGGCGCGTACTCGTCAGTGCTTTCCTCTCGCACAGACGGCAGGCGACCTGTCTTGCCCATGTGGTCTTTCAGCCAGTTTAGATCGTCGGTGCGCACGCTACGCTGCTCGCCCATAATTCCTTTGACATATTGAAGGCGACGAAGCGGGATGAGCACCTTGTCCGAGAAATAACCAGTCACGGCACCGAACCGTTTGGGCGCACCGTGCGTGTTCGTTCCCGCTGCTTCTGCGTCACGTTGTTGCGTGCGCAGCCAGTCGCCACCGGGATTGTCGGTACGCAGGCGCGGCTCACTACGTTTCTCCGGTGCATCCTTCGGCATATCGGCAAGACGCTTATAGAAAGTTTCGCCGACCTTATATCCGCGCAGCTTCCATCTACCAACTGCTTCGGAACCGAGCATTGTCTTGCCAGTGCGCCCGGTATCCCACACTTCAATTTTCACCACATCGTCGGATGTTCTACGAGAGGCGCGCTTTACGCCGGGAACGGTAGTCTCAACCACCCACCCACCTGCCGGCTTACGTGCCGTGCTAAACAACGGCATGCCGATCCGTGCCTGTTGCCGCATCTCGTCGGTGATGTCGAAGCCGGGTTGGGGCGCGCCGGCTCGCTTCTTTAGAGCAGCTTCGGCAGCTTTTTCAGTACGATAAACAGTGTCGTCGCCATCAACATGCCATGCATTCGGATTTCCGGCATCTCGCCACACACCTTCGCCTGCTTCGTGCCCATCTGTCGTAAGCTGCACCTGTAGCAGCGTCGCACCGAGCTTGCGCGCGACCTGCTTAACGATACCGTCATAAAACGCGACCATCCCTTCGCCGCCGACTCGCAGAGCCTGCCCGCGCATGACGCGCTGGTTGTTCATGTCAGGCTTCATTGCCAGCAGTTTTGCTGCTGCGTCTTTACCAATCAGGTCGGCGAGTTCTTTCTCGTCGGCAAACGTGCGCTCGATTACATTCGCGCCATCCTTGCGGGCTACGAGGGTGTTATCGTCATATGCGACCAACTCGTCAACCTGCTTGCTCAAGTCATAACGCTCGACCTGTTGCTCACCTGTCGTCCATGCCACCCGGTCAAATCCGTTATCGACGGCATAGGCAATCGCGCGCTTTAGCGCCAGTGCGGTCCATGCCTGCGTGTCGGTGACGAAGGGTGCTGATGGTACTGCCCCTAGCTGCACGTCAGTCTCGACGACACTAAAGTCCTCAAGGCCAGCATCACGCCCATACTGTTCAGCATCTGCGCGACTACCGAAGTACGTCGGACGCAGAGGGCCTCCGGTGTTATCTGTGATGGTGTACCGCGCGGTGCGCCCAGCAAACCCGTCCTTCCGCCCCTTCTGCGCCCAGTCGCTCTGCACTTCCTCGATGAACAGCACGCGCTTGCCGCCAGCATCGGTCCGCTCGTCAAAGCGGACGTGCGCGAGGATGTTCGGTTGCGGGTAGTGCGAGCCGCGGAACTCTTGCTTGCGACTCTTGTCGGTTTGCATCTTCTCGATGCGTAACGGGTATTTCTCAAGATCACTGGCAAGTTCTGGCACCGACGATATGCGGTCAATATAACCTTGAGCGTCTTCGCGCGTCTTGAACCCATCATGCGGGAATGCACCATAAACAGAGAACGTATTTTCTTCCGGTGTGCGGCGCGGCAGTACCAGCAGCAACTCACGGTACGTACCGGGCTTGCCACCCGGCAGTGACTGCTCGCTGTATTTAACCTGCTCACCAATCGCCGCCTTACGCTGCTCAAACAGTTCGTTCTTGCGGTTGAGTGCGCGCCCGTAGGCGAGCATGGCGTCGAGTTGTTCGGGCGAGAATGGGTCGTTGGTTTCAACAACACCGGTACGATTTATCCGCTCCATCGCTAAATATGACGACGAACTGTTTTTCCATTGCGCACCAAACGCAGCCTTCCGCAGCCGTGCAACCTCTACCTCCTGCTCCTGCAACTCAGCATCCAGCCGCTTGTACTCGGCCGACTCCTCACCGAGCATCACGTCCCTGACGCGCACGCCGTTGCTCGCCAGCCAGTCCTGTATCTGCGCGCCCGTCACGCTGCGTTGCGTCGCCAGCCAGTCCAGTACGCCGGACCATTGCAGTTCGTCTTTCTTGACACCGAGCTTGCTGGCATTGCTCTGCAGCCACAGCGCCGCTTCCTTGCCTGTGCGCACCTTGGCCGGCAAGCCACCGACCGCTTCGGACAGTTGCGAGCGATACCATTCCTTGCGGGCCTCAGACTTACGGGCTTCGGCGCTGGCACGGCGCTGCGAGAATAGCGGCATACCGGCAGCGGCCGACTCACGGAGCTTGTCGGTAATCTCGAAGCCTTGCTGAGTACCAATCTCTATGGCAGCCTTGCTGGTTGTGAGCGATTCGACGTTTAGTTCTGCACGTTCCTTCGTCGGATGCGACACAAGTTCCTTGCCGTCCTGCTGCACGATCCAGCGACCGGCCGTGTCAGGATCAGGTGCGACACTGTACTGCCGCACCTTATGCACCTCAATGTCCTTCACCCGCACGTCCTTGTCGAACTTTTTAAGTATGTCGTTTGCAATGTTCGGCAGCATCCGATCATAGAAGCCGGCCATGCCGGTATCGGATATGGTAATGTCATCGCCGGTAATCTCGCCCGACTGGTTCGGATCGGCGATGATCTGCTTCGCCATCTGTTTGCCGATCGCATCGGACAGTGCCGTCTCGCTGACGCGGGTGTCTGTACGCTGCCTGCCGTTCTGGCTGGCGACAATATGAATGCCGTCAGGTGTTTTCTCCCATGCGATCGTATCGACCTGTTTGCGCAGGCTGTGACGCCACCGCTCGACCTGTTGGGCACCGCTCGTCCAGACCACTTTGTCAAAGCCGTACTCGACAGCATGAGCGATCATGCGCTTGAGCACCAGACCAGCCCATTGCGGCGTCTTCTCGATGAATGGTGCGGCGTCGGGTAGGTCGCGACTGAGCGCGTCATACTCGCGTTGCAGTTCGCGCCGGTTTGTCTCTAGCTTGGCAATCTTGTCGGCCGCAACCTTGGCGTCGGACGATACGTCGTTAGATAGTGCACGTGATCCCATCGACCTGACGTTATTCCAGTCAGAACTTGTCCATGCGTCTTCAGCTTCCGGCAAGACTTGCTTCAGCGCGAATATCGCGTGAACGCCTTCGTCACCTAGCTCATCAATCTGCTTGATCAGTACCGCAGCCCGCTCTGCCGCCTCCAGCCCCTCACGCCGCTGCTGACCCCAATCACCCTGCACTTCCTGCAAGACCATGACGCGCTTGCCGTCGCTGTCGGTATGCTCGTCCCATCGGGCATGGCCGACGACGTTTGCTTCCTGCCAGTGTGTCGTGTAGTAATAGTCTTTGACAGGCGTGCGTTCGGTACGCAATTCGTCGGGCCTATATTCCCATCGACCGCCGATGCGTTCAGCCTCTCGCTTGGCAGATTCTTCCGATACCGTACCGAGCGTCGCGTTGCCGTCCGCATCAAACACGGTGTATGAATCGCGCTTCAGCGTCTCAGTTACCGGCATACCAAACGCACCGACCGGCAGCGTCAGTTGTACCTCACGATACGACCCCGGCACCGCACGTCTAGTATCTAAGTTGTAGTCTTTGCTTTCCCATTTAACGCTATGGAAGTCACCACCGGAGCTACCGGAAACCAGACCTTCCTCCATGACGAGCTGACGGATCACACCTTCTACATCAGCGTCGTCAGCACGGCGCGGCAGCGGTATGTCGCGCCCGTCAAAATACACCCGACGCTCACCATACGACGTACTGTCATAGAACGTACCATCCACACCATCGACCGTGATAGCGCGCGTCTGCGGAGATTCATAATCGTCGTAATACCACGTGCGTTCCTGCTCCGTCAGTTCTTCCAACAGCTCGTCGTCGTCAATCTCGGCACGGGCGCGACGACGGGCTTCCTCTTCCAGTGCTTCAATGTCACCGGACAGCACGGCAAACGCGCGATCGACCGCTTCGGCCTGCACCGCTTCGTCGGTCATGTCGTTGCTGTCGTCTGTGTATTCCTGCCACGTATCGCCGGCTACCTGTGCCGCCGCAATACTACGAGCGGCTTGTTCAACCAGCGTTTCATCGACCGGGAACATGTCACCCATCTGACGCTGCACGTCGGCCGCAATGTCAGGCAGATTGACCTCTATCCGTGTGCGGGCTTCGTGCTCTATGTCGTCGTAAATGTCTTCCCACGACTGCTCGACGCGATCATCAACAACCTCATCGAACCGATTATTCGCACGCTCGGCCAGCCAGTCCTCGTCAGGATCGTCCATCTCCCACTCACCGACGTTCAGTTCAATGTCACTGTCTTCCGCATCGACCTCTTGCGTGCTGTCAGTTACCGGGCTGCGCTCACCTCGCAGTATGGTTTCGATCTTTACGCCAAACTCAGACAGATACGCCTGCACCTGCTCGCGTGTGACCTGCGCCTCGCCCTGCGCGTCGAGCCACTCTTCAATACCGGACCACTTGATTTCATCCGGCTTGACACCCTTGGCCGCCAGCGACTTGAGCCACGACTTCCAGCCCGATGCCGGCGCTTTCTTCATCTGTGCAGTATCAGCCTGACGGGCGAGCGGGGAGTACCACCATGTAGCGGGACGACTCTCAGAGAGACGTGCAACCGGTTCTGCAAGTGCGGCTTGTGCCGCAGCGAGCTTGTCTGTATTTGAGAACGATTCCGGTATTGGCCGCAACGTGCCGTCCTGCGTCACTGCGTATCGGTTGTAGCCGCTAGCGCCATAAACGACACCCGTGCCGCCGTTGTCTTTGTATAGATCGTAGGTGCGCTCGTCAGGATACTCGGAGCGCATACTTTCGGCTTCTCTCCACAGCGACCGGAACGTGTTGTATCCGTAATCGCCGTCCATCGTGAGTTTGCCGTTCTCGATCTCTTGCAACGCCGCAAGCATAGGACGAGTCTCGCTCATGCGTGCCGGCTCTGCACGAGGTACCAACTCATCACGACGGTACATCTTGTCATTGTCGAGCCAGCGCGGATCAAGTTCAGGCATCTCACGCAGCAGAGCGCGCTTCCATTCCAGACCGGTCATCTTGCCAGCAGGCAACGCGCGGTTTGCCATCAGCTTGCGACGCAGCACCTGCTCGTCGCTAAACTTCGGTGCCGGCATATTCGGTACATCCGGTCGTGCCCGCTCGCCCTCATACTGCACCGGCACACTGTGAGCGCCGAGCAGCACGACAGCACCGCCCTTGCCGAACTCACGTGTCATGTAGCCGTCGAAGCCGGCGTCAATGACGCCCGCCTCGAAGTCGTTCATCAGGTTGTCGGGTGACTGGTACGGATCGCCTTCAGCGAGACGCTTGTATAGACGCTTTGGATCAACGTCCATGTCATAGACGTTGTTGAGCGTGACGCTATGTGCGTGGTGCCCGACATCCGACTCGGGCGCGATGCCCTTGCCGGTGTTGGCATAGAAGTACAACCGTTTCTTTATGCGTGAGTCTTTGGCCTCGGCAATACGGAACCGTTCTTGGGCCTTCATGCCCGTGCCGAAGAACCCGCTACTTAGGGTGTCTCGCTGCTGTCGGGAGTAGTGGACTCCGACGACTGTTTCGCCGCTTCCTTCGCCGTAGCTAGGGCGCTGTTCGCTCTTGCGCGCAACGCCTGCTCGATCTGATCGATCGCCGGCTGCATCGGATCGGCCTCGGAGCTTGCGGGCTTCATCACGCCACTGATTAACGTCCCGCGCTTGAGCGCGCAGTCTGGCGGAAGACCCCTGATCACTTTGCATACCATAATCGTTCTCTCCTATCATTGCGCCGAAGCCTTCGTCGAAATAGACGGTAGCGACGCCTGCCTTGTCCAGAATGGACACGACTTGTTGCTCCAACTGATTCATGCGTTCGACAGGCAGACCGATATACATCTCGTTGTCCAGTGTCGAATGCCCTGATATTGCATCGCTGTCCAGCGCCCTGATCTGTGTGTAAATCTTATGCACCAGCGCACGGTCAGACGAATCAATATTGAAATGGATTATGCCGGTCTTTTCACCACCTGTAAAGGGCTTTAATCCGAGCGCATATACCGCTTCCTGATCAAGCACATAGCCGACAGCGCGGGCAGCAACGGCAGGATCGCCACGTGTTACAACCAGCGCGAACGACGGATTCGTATCTTCCATCCAGCCACCAAGCTGCGGTCGGATAGTTCCGGTAACTCCAAGGTCTTTCAGCAGACCCGGTATCACGCGAGACTTTATATCCTCGCTGACAGCACGTTGCTGCTTGTCGCTGAGTTTGTTCCACGCGGCAGCTTCATTCGGTTTCGGTGCGACCTCAAAGAACAGGCGCTGGTCACGTTTGACACGCGCAGGCGACAGCGCAGCAAGCTCACGGGCCCGAGCGTCTGACAATTCGTCATCTGTCTCTAGCACAGCGGGCTCACCCTCACCGGCCTGCGATCGACTGTGCGTCCGCGACGTATTGATCCGATGCTCCGTGGTGTGCTCACCTTGATCCGGCTCGACAGTACGTTCGCCACGGATGAACGCAGCATACGCGCTGCTGATTGCATCACGGGTCGCTTCGATCTGCTCGGGCGAGATGGTCGCGTAGTCGCCTTGTTTCTGCGCACGGACGACAGCGAGAAACTTGCCGAGCGTCTCGCGTATCGCCATTACCATCCGTTCGATGATGCCGCGAGCTTTATCGCCCTCCTGCTTCTCGATCTTTGCAAACACGTCAAGCCAGAACTTTTCATCCGACCAGTGCTGACCGCCAAGGTCGGACACCATCTCGTCCAGCAGGAACGCTTCGACGGTGTTCTCGCTGGTGTGGAACAACTCTTTCTGCTCGGGCGTGAGCGCGGACGACCAGTCAGGCATGGCGCGTGCGGCTTCGAGCTTTGCGGCATTCTCAGCGTTGCCGCCCCAATAGTCAGAGGCGAATGCGTCCAGCGCCTTGCGCTTGTCCGGCATCGTGGCAACCAGCGCATCACGCACCGCAGCCCACGCCTTTGCGTGCCGATCGCGCAGAACGTGCGTGACCTCATGGCCCATGACCTGCATCGGATTGATCTGTGCGGCCGTGTTGATATGAACCGTGTTCTCCGATCGATTCGGTACGGCACCATCGCTGCTGCCCGGTGCGAACTCGAATACCACCTTCGTACCGGTGATCCGGCCCATCTGCACAAGCACCTTGCGCATGTTGCGTGTGACCTTCTCACCCTTGATGTCCGGTCCGGTTTCGCTACGTAGCTGACTCTGCGGTCCGAAGATCGGTCGCGGCTGGCTAGAACGCTCTGCATCGGCCGCCATGCGGTTAAGCTCTATCTGCTCTGCGGTGAGCGGCGCGGCCGGCACAGCGGGGCGCGCAACAGGTGCGGCGGGCATTGCCGTAGCAGGTGATTCTTCGTCAGCGAGACGTTGCTGCTCGGTTACGGCCGGCTGCGTCGAGAATACCCCACGGGCCGGGCCTGCTGCGCTGATAACAGGCACCACCTCGAAGCGACCAGCAACCTCGCGGTGCGGACGCATCTCCTGCGACGGGTCTTTGCTGACGATTTCCTGTGCAGCACGTTGCGTGTAGGCCGGCACGTTCGTCACGGCGGTACCAGTGATAGGTTGCACGCTGCTGGCGGCTACCGTGGCTTCATTGGTGATACGCGCCGCTTCACCCTGACCGGGCTGCACACCAGCGTCAGGCGTGACGATACCGGACGGAACGGCGGGATCGAGCGCACGCATCGTCTGTACGACGCGCTGGCGCATGTCGGCATCGAGACGCATCAACGCCTTGGTCTGTTCCCCGGCCGGAAGGATCGCAAGCTGTTCAGCCAGTGCGATCAGTGCGGGACCAGCAGGGCGATCTGGTGTGACGATCTGTTGCGCGACAGGTACGCCGTCAGTCGGTAGTGCGATGGTGGGCTGTGCGGCAGTCGGCTGCTCGGGCATGCCGACCATCGGTATCGCGCTGTCTGCAGGCACACGTGCAGCTTCGGCAGCGGCAGACCATTCGCTCTTAAACGCATCTATTGCCGGTGCGAGCGTATCGATCGGTGCAGCAAGCGCGGCATCGGCGGCAGCGATAGCGTCTGGTAGCGTTGGTGCTTTAGCGATGTCGTCGACGGTGGGTGCGGGACGTGCGAGCGATCCGAGCAGATTGCCACCGCCGCCCATTGCTGCGCCGACGAGCATGCCTTGCGCCGCAGCCTTATCAACACCTTCCATCAGCGGTTTGCCGAGCGCTGCGTTCTGCCACACCTGTTCTTGCGCAGACTGCGGCAATTCTTCAAAGACACCTTCGCTCAATCCACCTTCAAGGATGCGACGGACGATACCTTTCTTGACAGTCGCAACGGCCGCGTCCTCGCTTGCATCAGCGGCGATGCCTTTGACCAGCATCGTATCAACGTCATCAACGCCGAGCCGTTTTGCCAGACGACCGCCGATCGCACCGAGCGCACCTGTACCGATACCGGATGCAATGGACATAGCGGACTGCGCAGCGGTCAGATCGCCGGTTGTCTGGCGAGTGCTCTCAGCCATTGAGCCTGCCGTGATCGAACCTTCGCCGATCGCAGCCGCAATCCACGGAGCGACCTTCGGCGCAGCAGCAACAACACCACGACCGACGACGCCGCCTGCGCCCATCGAGCCGAGCGATTCGATTGCACCGTGAGCAATGACGCTAGGGTTTGCAAGCAGCGCACCGATCGTCGGGAAGAAACCGTCAGCTTGATCGACTCGACGATTTGCGGCTTGCTGTGCCGGCGAGAGTTCTTCGTCGAGGATGCGCTTGGCTTCTTTGAATCTGACTCCCGCGCTTTCGACTAGATTGCCGACCGCACCGCCCGTTGGAATGTCAGCAAGACCGACCGCTGCTTCCGGCACTGAGATTGCAGACTTGAGCGCGGATATACCGATGTCTTTTACGGTTCCGCCGAAGGTGCGTTCTGCAGGTTTGTCGGGTGCAAACAGTTCGTCGGTAGTGTAGATACGATCAGACGAACCGAACAGTTCGTCGGTAGTGTAAATCTTGTCAGCCATTTGGCCTCTCCCGATAGGAGGTTAAGGGGGTGTTACTTCAGCGTGGTGCGAGTTTGGATCATACCGTCTTTGCCGTATTCTTTGTCGAGCAGATTGGCTTCAATGCCGTTGAATGCAGGTTGCGGTTTGCCACCAGCCGCTGCAGCCTTCGCTGCTCGCCACTTGTTGTCGCCGAGATACTCCATGTCGCCTTTACCGGGCACAGGTACAACTTGACCGACAGTATACTTCTCGCCACCACCACCACCACCACCCGGCGTACCTGCACCCTTGCCACCAGTCGCCGCTGTCATTTGCGTCAGCACGTTATCGCGGGCAGCTTTTGCCTTTTCGATCGTACCAGCGTCTGTCATCGGATCGGCGATCGTCTTGTTCAGCTTTTCCAGAGTGGCCGACAGGTTCAGGTGCTTCGCGAACTCGGACGTATCGTTGCCTACATCCACACGGAACTGCTTGAGCTTCAGCGCGTCTTTTTCCATCTGCTGTTTCGCGGCGGCGATCAGATCAGGATCGTCCTTGAGCGCGACCAACCGTTCGTACTCGCTCTTGTTCGTGACGTAGGAATCCGACGTAGCGGCAAAGTCTTTCGCTTCCTGCGCCTTCAGACCAAGCTGTGCCGCCTGCTGACGAATCGTGGCGTCATGGAACCGTTTCGTCTCTTCGTGCGTCGCCTTCCACTTCTCATCAGCAGACTTCTGCGCAGCGGCCTGTGTGGTACGCAATTCGTGCTTGTCGTCAGATCGATCAGCAGCAGCATATTCCCGCTCGCTGTGGTCAATCATGCCGACCTTACTCAGCGCATCACCACGATCACGACGATATTCGCCTTCGGTCTTTGCCCGTTCCGTCACACCGAGCGACGAACCGTCTTCGGTCGGACCGGCAATCTCGACAGTCTTGTTGCGCGATACACCAGCAAGCACCGCAGCAATACGTGCCTGCTTGTCCTGTTCGACCTTGGACTTTAGCGCCTCAAGATTCGTCGCGTCCTCAAGGTTTCGCTCACGCTTGATCGAGTCGCTGATAAGACCGGCACCTGCGCCGGCCGCTGCTGCTACACCTGCTCCAAAGTCCCAAGGCATGTTATGCTCCTTGCATGTGTTGTTGCATCTTCGCGGCGATCGCGGGGTCTTTCATCGCCTCAGAGGTCTTGCTGAGAATCTGGTCGAAGTTGCCGCCAGACCCCTTCATCACAGTTTCCGACATGGCACGTGTTGCCGTTTCCAGATCAGCCGCCGTACCTTCGATACGACCGGTCTGCTTCATGTAGTCAAGAATCTCGGTGAGCAAGACACCGGTTGCCGGCCCGATCAGCGCCTTCGGTAACGTGCCGCGACTCTCGCGCATGAGCACACTCAACAGTTCAGCAGCGCCAGCACCTGCGGCTGCTGCAGGATTGTCGGACGATTGCAACCGCTTCTCGACTGCGCTGTTGGTTGTCTTGTCATACAGAATTTTCTGTCCAGCAAGAATGATCCGCTGCAGCGAGGCTTGCTGGTCGGCTGGCACCTTCTGCTCGAAAGCCGCACGGGTCTTTGCAATTACGTCACCGCCGTCAGTGGCGGGTGCGGGTGCAGCGGTACTGTCGTCGATAAGTCCCATGATCAAGCCCTCGTTTGAATAAAACCAGCCGGTCGAACGCCCGCTGCTGTAACCGGCGTCTTGTTGTAGATCGGTGCGTTGCGATTTACGGAGAAACCACCGACAGTCGGTATCGCATTAGCATTAGCCGCCTGCGTCTGCATTTCGGCAGTACGTGCATCGTAGAGATTGGCCGTCGAATTGCTGGCCCGTGCTTGTGCGTCCAGTGCTGCCGCTTTTTCAGACGATTGGTACATGCCGGCTATGCCGGTAAGTGCAACCTGCGAAAGTTCTTTGTTCTCCTTGCCGAACTTCAGAATCTTGTCGAACAGACTTGGGCCTGTGTTGATACCATCTGCTGCAGCTTTAACGGCGGCGGCTGTTTTTTCAGGCGACGCGACACGGCTCATCAGCGAGGGTTCGCCAGATGCAGTTGCTGCAGTGTCAAGCGCAGGATTGGTCGCAGCGACAGCATCGGCAGACGCACCGGGTGTAGCGCCGGCCGCTGTACCGTCCACAAGCTGCATGGTCGGCTCGCTGACCAGACCAGTCGGTGACGCCTCGACGCCCGGTGCAAGCATACCTGACGTGTCTGCTGCACTGGTAGCGTGTGCGAGGTTCAGATCGCCGGTAGCGATCGGCGCGCTGCTGGCGCTCACGTCAGCAACCTGACTGGATGTCATACCATCAACCATTGTGGCACTGTCGGCCGTCGTCGCAGCAGAACTGATGTTGCTTGCGGTAGATGACGCAAAGGACTGATTGATCTCACCTGCCCACGATTTCATTCCCTCACCAAACATGCCGCCCTGCGCCATCGTGCCGAAACCACCGACGAGGCCCATGACGCCACCGATCTTGGCGAGGTCGGAATTACCCGTCACCATGCCGACGACGCTGACGACAGCACCGATAGCCGCGATCGTCTCGAAGGCTGTCGCCACCGCAAAGAATGCGGTTACCGGTTCGTTACGCTCACCAAACGCAGGACCGCCGAACGGATCGCCGATCGGCGCGTCAAGTGACCATGCTCGCGTCATTGCGCGCGACAGGTAAGTTTTCTTAAACATGGTTCATCCTTTCGATCCGATAATAAATGTCGTTGGCGTCACGATGCGACTCAACGAAACCCAACCGTGCAACAAACTCCTGACTTGCCGTTCGCCATACGGGAACCCGTGTAACCGCATGCCCGTACCTAGCTATAACTCCACCGAGGTGCTGCCGCAACATACTGCGCGTGCCTTGCTCGCCGTGCTTCCATGCTACGTGAATCTCGTCATCTCGCGTGAGCACGACTCCAATCAACAGCCCGTCGTGAAAAACTGGATGTCGCGTGAAACTTGACAGCGCCTGCAGATACTCTTCCTTCGTGCAAAACAAAAAGCCCGACACCTGCAACCACAGCAGGTCGTCCATCACACAACAGCCGGTGCCGCACTGAAGTTAAGCAGCTCACCGAGATTCATGTTGCCGATCGCGCCGGCAATCTCGAAGCCCTGCTTCATCAGGTAGAACTGGTTATCGACCGCAGCCTGCTTTGCTGCCAGTGTCATATCCTTGTTCGCCTGAATATCCGAGATGTTCTTGACGGTCTGCTTATACATCTCGCTGGCCGTTGCCGAGTTCTGCATGGTCGTCTTGTAGTCAGCTTCGATTGTGGCAAGCTGCGTCTTCATTGCCGCGTCCATGTTTGACTTCATCGCATCGACGGTTGCAGACAAGTTGCGACCGGACATATCGTTGATGCCGGCCGTGTTGGTCTTGAGTGCCTCGTTCTGGTAAGCGAGGTTCTGCTTTGCATTCGTGTCATAGACCGACGCGTCAGCCTGTGCGATTGGCAGCGCAGCCGCGTATGCTGCTTGGTCGCTGGCCGTCACCGCGAGGGACGAATTGAACAGGCCGCGCGAGTTCATCTGCTGGTTCGCGCTGGTCCGTGCCATCTGCATGTGGGGCGAGTCGGTTTCGATCAGACCTCTCATCTGACCGGCGACAGTCTCTTGCGTCGGATCGACGGTGCGCTGTGCCGAGTTGTACGTAGCGGCCTGACCGACAGGCGGGGTGACGGCAGGAAACGTCGTGCCGTCCGTATTGGCGACCGTGCCGGGCACTGCCGTTGCGGGAGGTACGAGCGGTGTGTCAATCAAACCGTTTTGGATACTCATTTACAATGACCTCCGTTTTCAAATGGATCGAGCCAGTTGCTGCAAAAGTAATACGCAACATCGGCTCGCCAGTTATCGACACGTTTCAGTCTGCCGCATTTCTGGCTGAACGTCCATTCCTGCGGCGCGTCGACCATGAGCAGCGAGGCAAGCAGATTGAGCAGGATGTCGACGAGCCAGCCGATCGTGACGACGACCGCACCGACAATCTTGACCTCGATGCGTAGCGTTTTCCAGTTCGCCTTGAGTGCGGTGTAGGCGAGGAAAAACACCCACACCACGAAGGGGAGGGATAGAGCAAGCCAGATCATTCGTTGATCCTCCCGGTGCGTTTGGTGATCGTCAGATCGTTGAACGCCTTGAACTTGGCGTAAGCGTGGGAGTAATTTGGATGCTGCGGATCAAGCATGTCGACCTCTGAGATGCCTACCGTCTGAGCGAGAAGCTTCTGTACCCCAAGCATGAACTCTCTCTGAGTGCGGTGGGTAATTGGCGTGCTGGACTCCATCGCAAGGATTTCATCGTTGATCACCTTGTTGTGATCCCGTGTTGCACCGTTGGCGAAGTGGGCGAGGATGACAGGCTCGACTAAGTTCTCCGGCTCCTCGTATTCCTTCTGGCCTGTTCCGACATAGTTGGAATAGAACACCACACTATTTCCAGCGGTGTCGATGTGCCAGCCATCCGGCCCAATTGCTGCAACAAGTTCCTGCCGCAGGATTTCGGCGTCGAAGGACTGACCTTCTTGTAGTATATAAATCATATTAACTCCTTGCTTCCACGGTGAGGTTGCGTGCATAGCTAATTGCTGTCACTGAAGTTGATGCAGGGGAGCCATACAGACCCTCAACTTTATGCAAGCCTGTTTTAAATGTTTGCGTCACTGATGGTGATATGACCATTACGCCATTAGCCGTTGGCGCAGTTGCGTACAGCATGGCAGGGGTTGTCGCATTTGATGGTGTAATAATTACACCATCAACACGCAATCCACAACTGCTGTTATTTCCAGAGGTTGCATTATTTAGACTTGAGTACATCTGAGCATCCAAGTCACTTCCAATTAGATATAACTCCATATCTGGAAGCAGCACAGCACTCGGGCTAGAGGTAGAAGGATTCGTAGTCACCCCTCTCCGAACCTCTCGCTGCACCACCTGTTCAAACTGATAATTCCTCGGCACACCGCACAGTTGCTTCACGCTAACCGGAGTACCGGAATTCCACAGACTCGGGAACAGTGCAGACTTATCACCTGACCAATGTGCGAACTCGGAGCAGGTGTTGCTGCCTGCGGTGGGGAGAAGCATTCCGCCTTGGTAGTATTTGACGTATGACCAGATGGCGTCGGCATTACCGCTTGCCGCTGAAGAACCATCACCAAAGTACACCGCAGCAGAACCGCCACTACCGGCAGCTTTCCCTGTTCCATCCACAATCAATTTGCCGTTGCAGAACAGGTAGTAATCCGATCCCTTGGCTTGAAGCACAAACACATTTTCTTGCGACTTGAAGTCACCTTGGTATGTGAATTGAACCGCACCACCGGCATCGGTTGTCAGGAAATACTCTGCAATGTTGATGCGGAAGCTGTTCGTGTTATCCGTAACCTGAAACACTACAGATTGATCGCCAGTGTTAGGCGAATAAGGAACACGAACCTTGAATGCGACAGCCCATCCGGTTGCGCTTACAAGCGACATTCCGGTTTTTGCGTAATACCTAGAGTCAGTAGAAGCAAACCCTGCAAAGCTCTGGTACAACTTGTTGTTCTGGATGCTGAAGTAGGTAGATTCCGTACCGCCTCCAGTGAATGTCCACCCCTGCGCTGACGGCAGACTCGTCATCTGCATGTCCTGCGTCCAAGTCGGAGCAAGGCCGAAGCCATCACCGAGTCGGCAATTACCCAACTTAGCAAAGTTCACGTCCATCGTGAATGTCTGCGCCGTCAGCGGAGTTCCTACAGACACACCATCGACATAGAGTGTGGCGTAGTCGGCACCATCGCCCACAGTACGAACACGAATGCCAACATCGTGATTGCCACTTGCGACACTGCCCGTACCCGTGACAGTAGCGACGGTGCGATCTGCTTCATAGATCGTTAGAACAGGGTAGCCACTGGCATTGATGGTGAGCGTGATCCGGTCATGGTCAAGACCGTAGGTAAAGTCCCATACGTTCGTGGATACTGCAAAGGTTCCGCGATAGAGAACGCTGCACGTCTTTCCATCGTAGAAGTTGACAAGAGGCTGCGCCACGCTGCGCGACTGATTGACCGGAGTACCGGGATTGAAGCAGAGCTTGTAATCGAACATACCACCGGATTGAATCAGGGAGTTTGCGGAGAGGTTTTGGATGAGGAAGCAGAGCGCAATCGTTGTGGTAGGCGTCCATACGGGGGCAGACGTACCCGCATTGTAATAGCCGTGCGGATACTTTTTTGCTGATGTGTATTTCCAGACGAAGTAGTTAGATGCGTCTGTAGTTCCCATCGTCCCTAGCAAATGGTATTGCGTATTGGCGTTTATGGTTCCAGTAAATTGAATCGGATACCATTCGCCATCCGTCTTGCTTGTAACTAACCTCCCCCCGATTGTTCCACTGATTAAATCTGCACCAGTTGGTGAGCCGCCTGAGTTAGCTCTAAACGACAATGTTAGTGCCGCAGGGGGATTACCTACCTTGTATAACTTTACCCAGACAACTGGATTTGTCAGGTTTTCAGAAACAATGAACCCTTGAGTGAGATAGTAGACGCTTGCGGCAGAGCTAATCTGAGCAGCAGCGTTGTCCTCAATATTCCCAGTCGCCACGCTTCCAAAGCTACCATCCGGCAACGTACCCCACTGCGCTCCACCCCACTGCTGATTGAACCAGCTAGGGAGCCAGCCTGAACGGTACATGTCTTGGAAGGCTGAACCTGCGGCGGGATAGTAGTAGCCGGTGAGGGATTGTTCTGTATTTATTGGGTTGCTCAGAGATGCGTACAGCGTGTCGAAGTACACCTTAAGTGTTGCCTTCAGATTCGCCCATGTGACTTTTCGTAACAGACCTGACACACTATCCCATATACCAACTTCGTCAGCGTCGACCGGCGTTGCTTTATTTGTTGCCGCGTGTATGGTTGCTGCGATATCAACAAGATAATCAGTACCAGCTATCGCAATAGTAGGGATACCGGTCGTGCTTATCTTCAATAGCCCGTCACCGCCAGTCGCAACCATTGCTGAGCCACTTGCGTTGATGTATACGATCTTGTACCCATTACCAGTAAGTGCCGGCATCTTGTCGAAGCCGGCTGCAATGGCCGCAAACTCGGCCCTCATATTTGGCGTAACAACTTGACTGCCTTGCGCCGGAGTCCCGCTCGCATTAAAGAAATCGTTTGACATTATCGTAGGCCTCGTCTCGGGGTGTAGTGAATGATCAGACTGTTGATCGTGAATTGCCCGGTGTAATCGGTATTGTTTGCAAACGTCATTGCGATGTTTTCGGCAGACCCCATCAATTCAATCTCGCTTGGCATTAACGTCTGTCCGTCCCACACCAAACCGCTATCCCAAAACAAACCGCTGTCCCAATTACTGACTGTGAAGTTCGAGGCGTAGCTGACCTGCGCCTGCGGAGCGATGTCGGTCTTTCCGTACCCGAGCGAATAGCTGACGGTGAGCGGCGCATACGTCGAGCCGGTGATTTCCGCCGACGCCTTGCGGAACCGCTTGATGAGGCGCGGCCCACGGATCGCGTCATAATTGAGCGTGATGTACGAATTGATCGCCACTCCATCGAAGCTGGTACCTACATCAAGCTGATGCACATAGCCGTCGTTCGATCCGAAGTACGTGACCTCATTGCCGCTGCTGTCTTCACCTTCCCACACGCAGAACACGGGATCGGGGAAATAAATAGGAAGCGAACCGATAAACTTGTCGTTTATGATTGTGGCATACAGCCCGTAACCGTTGGAGAAGAACAGTCTGTACTGGCTGCGCTCACGATTGGCGCAGCACGCCTGCCCGAACTGACGGTTACTGACAATGAACGGGCGAATATTTGCAGAAAGCGACGCCTGATCGAAGTTGCCGTATGCCAACGTTGCGTTGAGCCCCATAATGCCGCGATCGTCCAGCGAATAGATACCGGCCATGTTCGCAGCGGTGTAATCGATAGCGCCGACGCCATTGTTGTACGTGACAAGGTTGAAGTCGGCGGTCGATGAGCCGTACAGGATAAGCGTATTGTTGCGGGTCTGTACCAGCAGTGCGCCGCCGCTCTGCGAGCCGGGTAGAAGGATTAGATTTGTGATGCGCTCGCCGGCTGATATTTCTGCCGCGCCAAGGATTGCAGTCCATCCGAACGGATCGCCGATGCCGCTGACTTGCAAGCTGGCAACGAATGACAGGATCAGATGGTTCTTGAACACCGCGATATGCTTTGGCGTATCGGTCGGCATTCCTGTAGCGATCGGTGCCAGTACATCGCCATCAAACTCGAAGGCTTTGTTGACGTTATCGCATCCGTAGATGCGAGTCGCACCGGTCGTTCCGCCGAAGTTGCCGGACACAAACTCGAAGTGCCCGCCCGGCGCAAGGGTGATAGATGTCTGCACGCCCGACAGAGTGACCGTGGCACCACCAGACAGCGTTGCAGCGCCTGCCGCAAAGTTTCCACTACCACCGCTCGGCGTCGTGATAACAAACGCGCCAGCGGCAGTTCCTGACCACGCGCCAGACTGTTTGCACACACGCTTGACTGTTGCGGTCACCGCGCCCTGCGTGAGCGTCTCGCCATCGACAGGTGCAGCTGTACCACCGACTGTAAAGCTGACCGTCTTGTAGAGCGGTACAGCGGCCCATCCTGCCGCGCTCGACTTCCACACATCTACAGCTGTACCGCCAGTGTTGTTGCGGAAGGCATAGACGTTGCTGCCGTACTGCACGACGCCACGCACCGGACCGGAGCCTGTAGGTCGGGAGATAGCTGCGCGATAGCTATTGGCAGCCAGTGCGCTATAGGCGGCCGACAGTGATGCCGTTCCGCTCTGGCCGATCGTGCTGTTACACACAGCAACTACAGATACACCAACACGCAGGTTCTCACCGTCCGTGAAACCGCCAGTCGTTGCAGTCAGTACGAGTTGTCCTGTCGGCGTTGCGAGGAGCACGCCGGTCGTTCCAGAGGTCTGCCCGTTGATCGTGTCACCGAGGCTGACACTACCACCCATCGTTACACCAAGGATGGTATAGATTGCAGCTGACGGCGATGCATGCCCATCAAAACGCTCGTAACCAGCAATACGTGTGTAACCACCTGTGACATTGCACTCGTAGTTGATTGCATCACGAGCGACACCGGGTTTCAGAGACAGCGTAGGCGTGACAAGATCAAGACCGCCCTTTAGAGCTATCATCTCGTACATCACGCGAGGCATGTCCATCGGCTTCATGCCAACGGTCCTCCCATCTGGATCATCGGCAACTGATTGACTTCGAGCTTGTCGAGGGCAATACCGTATTCGTTCATACCACGGTTATACGCCTCGCCAGCCGCCTCGTAACCGCCGTAGAACATAAGTGCCCGCCACACGATACCCATGTGGAACGTCGCGGGCATGTCAGGCTCTGCGCTATCACCGGATAACTCGGCAGGTTTTTTGTAGTAGTCGTTCGTCACGGTATGGTCGCCGTTCGGTACAGGTCCGAAAGACAAGGTGTTGTCTGGATTTATCGTGAAGACCAGCGGGCGGGACTGTGCGTACCGGAGCGCACCGTACAGGTAGGAATTGCGAAAGTCGTCGTACTCGACGAAGTTCATAAATATCTCTGTGATAAGACCCTGCGATGTCACGTAGTTACGACACGTATCGAGTGTCCATGTTGCAACGTCAGTTGCCACTGCCGTGTAAGTACCGGATTGGCCGGCGACAGTGACGATGGTTGCCGACTTGCGCATCCACCGCCACGTCGTATGGGCCGACTGGATGTCGAGCCACGCCTGCTGAATCCAGTTGACAACCCGCCCCAACTCGCCCGTTTGATTGACGGTCGTTGTCATAGGCTGTGCCGTGATACCAGCTTCAGCAATAAGCCTATTGCATAATTGGAGCAGAGTCATGGTCTTAGCCCTCGGCCATCAATCGATTGAGCCACTCGATGCCACGCGGCGTGTCTTCCAGAACGGAGAACGGAAACTGCGAAGAGGTCGTGCGGATCACTTCGTTCTGCGGGTTGAGCGACTCTTCGGCCGACTCGTGCTTGGTCTGTACGCTCATCGGTTTCGAGCGGGCCAGCACCTCGACGTACTTGCGGCGCATGATCCACGGCCGACCGACGGGCACCCACTCGGCCTTGCCATTGACATAGAGGTCGATCATCTTGCGCGGATTCTTTTCGTTCAGCGGCTCGACGCGAATCTTGACCAGTTCTTCCATGAACATCATTTCGGCAAAGTCGTTCTTGGTCAGCGACGATACGACAGGCTCGATCGCAATCGATTCACGATCGATCTGCACGTCAAGCGGCGGAAGAATGAAATTACCAGCGGTTTGCTGGCCGACTTCCATGTCGGCGGTATGAGCAAGTTCTTGCATGTGATACTCCTTGTGTGGTTGGTACAGGACAACCCCCTGTTGCCAAGGGGCTGTGGTGTTAGGCCACTTGCGGACGGTCAGGCAGAGTCATGCAATCCACCAGAACCTTCGTGATGCCGGTCTGCGAGGCTTGATTGCTGACACCCATCGTCCATGCCGAGCCGGTCGAGATGACCTTCGTCAGCTGATAGCCGATCGGACAGAGCGTGTCGGGAATGCCGGGGAATTGCGGAGCGTTGGCAAAGACACCAGCGTCCGAGTAATCCACGATCTGACCCTGCACGACCTTGAGTGCTGCGCTGGTATCGAGGCACCAGACGAACACACCGGCCTTGTTGACAGCGATCGGCAGGAACGCGGCACCAGTCACTGCGTCAGTCGTCGGCGTCGCGCCGTTGCTGGCACCCGTGAAGGTGTACATCTTGCCCTTGATGCTGTAGTACATGACGAGCGCATTGGTAGTCGTGGTAGTCGTAGTGGTACCGACAGCCAGACCTGCCTTGGTGAGCATCGCAGTCAGCGGAGTTTGCTGAAGATTATCCATGGTGCTTGTTCCTTTCGTTGTGTAGAGTTAGCCGAGCGAAATGCTCGGATCGAATGCGCCTACCGGACTGACATAAATCGTCGTTGCGGTATCAAGCGCCGTCGAGTTGCCTGTGAATGCTGAAGCATAGGTAATCATCAGATAACCGATGATGGCCTTACCCTCGGGTGTTTGCGGAAACTTGACCGCAGCCGCCGTAGCGCCCTCCGTGCCGAAGCCAACGGTCTTGGTGCCCGCCGAATCGACATAGAAAACAGCAACGTTGAACTTGCCTGCGCCGATCGAAAGACCGGTAAGTGCGGGCATGTCCGTCGAGGCAGCGATCGTGACATGCTTGCCATTGGCGACGGCTTGAAAATCGGTAGCACCGACTTTGGCAAGCACACCGCCACCGGCCTTGATGACAAGGCCGGCAGTAGCAAGCGCCTGACTCGACATTCGATCAGCCAGCGCGTTGAGCAAGGGGCGAAGAGCCTCCCGGTCACCGCTGGCCGCAACGGCGGCGAGTTGTTGTGCAACTGTGTTTTGCATAATGATCTCCTTGAACGGAGCCGCTGAACTAGCCGGCCCCTATGGCTTACAGGTTGGTCACGCCAACGTTGGCGACAGCCAGCCAGCCGTAGTTCTCGACCATCGCTGCCTTCCACCAGATCGTGCCGGCGTAGCCACGCTGACCGAAGGGATCGCTCTTCGACTTCTGGCCGGGCGGCAGGAAGGTCGGATCGAGAGACTCCTTGCCGCGCACCGCGACTTGCGACCATGCATCTTCGGCAGCCACGATCAGCGGATACACGTCGATGCTGGTGCCGGTCGTCGAGTACAGGCCGAGCGTGCCGATTGCCGCACCAGCGTCCTGATAGGACGGCAGGTCAGGCGAGGTGACAAAGCGGAAGCGTTCGCACTTGCCGACTTCGTTTGCCATCGGCGTGCCGCTGGAATATTTCTCGATAGGGGTGAAGCCGGGCAGATCGCGAATGTCCGGTTCCAGATCGGTATGGCAATACACGATGAAGCCGGAGGCCACAGCGTCGGTGCCGTACTGGTTGGAAGCCGACAGCACGCGCGTCACGCTCTTGCCGTGGTTCGCCTGCAGGGACTTGACGATCTTGCGGATCAGCGGCAGCGTGAGCTTGCCGTTGACGGTCGCGCGGCTGGTGCCGGTGCCGCCGTACCACTGATTGGTACTGGCCTTGACGATGCCATAAACGATCATCTCGTTCACCAGTGCAACGCGCTCGCCGATCTGCTCCTGCATGGCCTGCGGAATGTCATCCTCGTACAGGTCGTAGGTCTTGTCGCTGAAGCCATACAGGCAGGAATACTGCTGCATGACGACAGAGATGTCCATCGGAGTGATGGACTCGGGCAGCACGGTCACGCCTTCCTGCGTCAGGTGCGCATTGACCAGCGTGTTTGCACGGTCGCCGGTTGCATTCTGGAAGAACTGGTTCGGGTTGGTCGTAGTCGCACCGTAGGGCACCCAACGACGGGCAACATACGTGTCCGAGTTGTTCTTCGGGAACTTGACCTGACGGCCACCTTTGGCGAGAACTTCCACCGGTACAGCGTGCTTCAGAATCTGACCCTTGAACTTATTGATTCGGCCGGGGGTCAAGCCGAAAGTTTGCATCTGGCCCATGAGAGGCTCCTATAAAAGAATGACGATATGACTACGACTTAAATCCTGCATCGAATTCGTCGTTGTCGGTTGAGCCAGCATTGGGCGCTTGCCCTCCGCTACCCGTTACTTCAACTGCGGCGTCGAGAACTTCCCTTCGCCCTTGCGCCTTCGTCTGCGCTGCCCTGAACTTGGTCAGCGCGTCCGTAAGGACCGTGGCGCTATACGTTGATCGGACGCGTGTCTGGTATTCCTTCGGCTGTTTGACAAGCCATTGCCTGAATGGTGTATCGGGAATTACCCCTTTGTCATCAGGCAGACCGATGGTTTCCTTCCACTTCTCGTCGAATTCGTTCAACGTCTCTTCAGTGATCGCACGACGGACTCGGCGCTCGATGGCCTCCTCGTCAATGACAGGCGCTGAAGGTTGGGCGGCATCTTGCGGTGCCGGGGTGATGGTGCTGGTGTTGATCGTATCGACCAGTTTCTGCAAGGTCTTGAACTGCAGCTTCGCCATCTCGGGGAACTCAGCAGCCAGATCGGCGACGACCTCCTCGGACAACTCGATCTTTCCACCAGCAGGAGCAGAGGACTTGAGCTGGTCAATCACACGCTCGATGCCGCCGATCTTGCCGAAGGCTGTACCGAACTGCTTCTCCAACGAGGCCTCGATCCCTTCGATCCGTGCCACGCCATCGAGCAACTTACGATACTCATCCTCGGGTACCTGCATCATCTTCGGTTCGTCAGCCGGTGTGGCACCTGTAACTACCTCATCACCAAACCCGCCATTGAACTCAGCAGCTTCCTGCTCTGCTGTCGGTGCATCAACCACTACGTCATCATCTTCCATGTCATGCTCCTAGTTATCAACGACCGGCGTTTCCGTGGGTCGTCATCCTTGCCGTGGACCTCTCGGTCGGCGGCACCTACATTCCCTGAACCGTAATTGCTTCCGGCTCGGGTGAATCCATATCCAATATCGCGCGGCACTCAGCGATGCGACCGCGCAGCACAGCAGTCTCCTTCTCGCTCAGTGCGGTATTGTCGTTGTCCATGCGAAGCTGCGCGAGACGTGTCGTGTAGTGAGCACGCAGCGCCTGCCACAAGGGGTTGGTCGATTGGGCTTCGGTTATCTTCATACCAGCCTCTTCAGCTTGTAGAGCGTCTTCTGATACAGCGCCACAACATCATCCAGTAGCGCGAGCAGCGACGGGTCTTCCTGACAGGTATCGTCACGAGTGGCCTGCAGCCAGTCGATGTCGTCCTGCATTTGCACATCAATGTCATACTTGCCGCTCGGCAGCGTCACGTCGAAGTCACCGACCAGATCGAACATGCCTTGGTACGCTTCGACCAGCGCATCAACCGCACCGGGCAGTGCCTCGTAGAACGCACCGAGCGCCATGTGCCGAGCGTAGCTGTCCGTGCGGAAGTGCTCGCGGTGAGCAGCGTCACGCATGGCGAAGGTGCGGGAAACCAGTTCATCGATCATTTGCGCCACTCCATCTGCGTCCACGGAACATCAATCCGCTTGTTTGCCTTTTTGAGATTCAACGCTGCCGGGATTACAGCGAGATTGAACGCATTGTGAAGACCAGATACGGTACTGCCGTGCAACGGCTCAATATGATCGACATGCCATTTGATGCCAGTCATAGTTGTGCGGCACCGACGTAAAATTGCAGCTTCCTCAAGCACCAAGACATCGAGTTCTGTTTTCCTACCGCTGCGAAGGACACCCGTGTGTCGTTTGCGCAACGAGGCATACAGTCTCTCTGGATATTTCGCACGATATGCACGCTGACGGTTGTTGACTTTGTCTCTATTGGCCTTTGCATAAACACTGGCGCGAGCTTTGTTTGTTGTAGCATCCGCCGCGTATAGCTTCTTGCGATATTCAGGATCAGCCGCAACAAAAGCCGCAGTACGCGCACGTTGGTAAGCGACCAGTGCATCACGATTTGCCAACCACCTAGCATTGAAATAATCAGGATTCTTTGCGAGCCATTCAGCGCGATAGGTTGGTCGTTTTGCAAACCACTCTTTTTGATATTGTGAGATACGCTCGGCGTTATCCTTTTTCCATTGCGCCATATACAACTTCTTGCACGGCTTGCACCGTGACGCATTTTTTGGGAACGCAGTAACAGCCAGAACCGCACCACAATTACTGCAGGTTTTAGTTAGTGTGTTCATTGCGCAAAACTCTGACCGGCGGGAGCACGCCCTGCTGGCTCTATTGACGGTGCAATCGGTGGGGGTGGATTTCTGTGCTTGTGCAGATCGATCGTTGCAGACCCGAGCGCAAGTTCTTTGGTAGTGCGCAACTTCATTACAGTCTCAGCCAACTTGCCCTTGATCTGCTCAAGCGTCTGCTGATGCTTGTTGGCGTAATCGAGCAGTGCCAATTCGCGACGCACCGCCAGTTCCTCACGACGTGATGTGAATTCAACCTGCGTCCGCTGCGTCTCGGCCTGCACATACACGGCGTCACGATCCGTGTCTTTCTTGATGCGCAACTGAGCAGTCTGCTCACGCAACTTGTCGCTCTGCATCTGCGCCTGCGCTCTGATCTGTGCGGCCTGTACGGCTGGCGCTGGCGGCGGCTGACGCTTCGCCATCTCAGCCTTCTCTTCGTCGGTCAGCTTCAGGCTGCGGTAGTCGATGCGCTTGCTCTTCAGGTACTCTTCCATCACGCGCGCCGGGCTCAACTCGAAGGCCGGATTCAGGCTCGGCTCGACCAGTTGCTGGATGACCTGATCCTGAATCGCGCGCTCAACCAGAGCGGACGATCCGTGGGCGTTGATGTTGAAGTCACCCTTCTCTTCATTCGGTACATCAGGATCGAGCAGCAACCACTCGTAGTAGTCGCGGATCAACGGCTCGGTGATGCAGTCGTCGCACGTCGTGGCGATGCTGCGCAGCAACTGGTTCGCGTTGTTATTCTGCAACGCGGCCGCACCGTATGTGTCGGGCGTACTCGCTCCGCTCTGGCCCTGAGAGATAAGGGGTATGTTTGTGCTCTCTTCGGCAATACGGAACGAGTACTCGATGATGTTCATCAACGACTGCTGCCGATCGGGAATCTCGACGGCAGTAAACGCCTTCGTCATGTCATCGATCGTTGCGTCGGATTTCTTGACCCACACCTTGTTCGGCGTGATGATCCACTTGCCGTCAACAGGAACGATCGACGTGCGGTCAATGATCAACTGCACACCGGCAGACTGACCGGCATTCGTCAGCATGGCGCGCGTGGCACCGTTGCACATCACCTGTGCCGGCGAGCACTGCTCGCCAATACCGACGCCAGTCCAATGACCGGAGCGACGACGCCACGGGAACACACGGTACGGCATGCGGCCGGTATCGAGCGGATTGAGCACGACGCGCACGACGCGCTCGTTGATCAACGTGGCAGTGACGTGATACGTCTCGCGCTTGGCAACCTTGCTGGCGAGGTTCTCGTTCGCTACCATCAAATCTTCGGCACTGATCTCACCGTAGAAATGGTAAAGCTCAAATCGTTTCGCCCTGATCTTCGGATCATCGACCGCGCTCGGATTGCGCTGCCCGTCTTCAGTCAGATAGCATTTCGACGGGCCTTCATCGAGAACCAATTCGATCTGATCCGGCAGGTAGCTACCGACAGCAGGCAGCTTCTTGACTTGTGCCGGCGACATGTAGTCGCGCTCGAAGCAGTACGACCCCTTCGTTACATCCTCGCCACACGCCGGATCGGGAAAGAAATTCCATGGATCAACCTGACGCTCGCCGGGCTTGCGTTCCTTCTTTATCTCGATCGCGACGTTGCCCTGCTCGTCCTTTGTCAGCGCAGTGGAGGTACGCGCCTCAACGAACGGTCCCTTCAGGATGCCGACGCCGATACGCGCCGAATCGAACAGCACCTTACGCATCTCGACTGCATGCTTCGCTTCGACGATCCAGTCGTAGATGCGTTTCTCTGCCGCCTTGGCCGAAGTCGTGGCACGGGCTACAGCGTCCTTGGCAGCGGCAAACGCATCCTGTGGGGTCTGCGGTACCGGCTGCATTGATGCGGCCGGCTGCTGCGTCATCAGGCTATCTGGCGCGACAGCCTGTGCCATCGGCTGCGGTTGCTGCGGCGGTAACTCGCCACCGTTCTGCATGACCTGCTTGAGCATGTCCCGAGCGGCGATCAACTCAGGTACTGGCGTCGGATCGAAGGCGAAGGGTTTGTCATCCATCGGCAGCAGAAGCTCAGACACCTTTGCATGACCGGCATCGACGTAACGTGCGGTCAGCGGGATGAACACCGTGCTGCGGTTGTCCGTACCGTCACCGGCCGTTGCGCGAGTCAGCGGCCCCTGCATTGAGGTCGGCTTCGCCCACTGCGCTTTTTCCCACTGCGCGCGATTGACATCATCAATGCCAAGGTACGCTTCCTCGGCAGACTTCCAGACATCCTCGATACCGGACGACTTGCGGCCCTCGACGGCTTCCTTGCGAAGATCGACGAGACGCCCTGCCAGCGCGGCTAGGCGCTTGTTCTTTTCCTCATCGGCAGGTAGCTGTTGCTGGTCGTCCATCAGGGGCGCTCCAAAACTGTTGATAGTTATAAACTATTGCTGTCTTACGGTCAATAGGTAACGGCTATCGCCTGCCAAGACGGCGGGCACGGACGATATAGTCCTGCATTGCTTCAACAAAGCCGCGCTCCCCGGCCAGCGCGATGAAATGCCGAGCGCCGAAGTGCAGAGCAGCAAAGTGACTAAGTGCCATCAACAACCACCGACGATCGGTTACCGCTGGCATCAACCGTGCTGACGATGCGGTTCGTCGTGCCGTCAAGACCGACGAAGGTTTCTGTACCACTGCCAGCGCCGCTCACTTTGCCAGCAAGTGCGGCAGCGACGATGCGCAGAATTTCTTCAGCCGTCAGCCCGCTCTCGATGATTGCCGACCACGGGTTTCCGCCCGCACCAGCATTCGTCAGCGCAAGCCCTGCTGTGCCGGTATCCGGGTAGTTCGCCAGCACAGCAGTCCATACCGCATCGCGCAGACCTTCCGGCGTCAGGTCGCCGTAGCCACGGATGGTTGCCGCTATGTCCATCAGTGCGGTGTTGCCGGCAACGACAACGCCAGCGCCCGTGAGAGCCGCGCCAAGGTCTGCAAGGCCCGCCGCCGCTGCTGCAATGTCACCCGAGCCGGTAATGGTTGCTACCATTGTCGCCAGTGCCGTTGCGTCTGCCGAACTGATGTCACCGCTGGCTGTAAGCACCGCCGCGATAGATACGATCAGGCCGATGTCGCAACCGGGAATGTCACCAGCGCCAGATATTCCCGCTGCGATGTTGTAGCCGGACTGCATAGTGGCGCTGGATACACCACCACTACCGATGGCCGTATTGCGAGCGGCCAGTAACCCCGGCTTCTGCGGCATCATCCATGCAGCCGGGTGCCTATAACCAGAAGGAATGCCCACCAGTTCGCTAGTGATTCCCTCCCCCGCCGTAATGTTCCTGATCCGACCTGTCTGCGAGAAGTTCCCCTGTAGCGCAGATGGATAAGCACTCAACACAGCAGTCGCCCCGGCGTAGTACATACCGCAGGATGCAAACTGGTTACCATTGCAGCACAGAGCCATCAGAGCGCCTCCGCAGCCTCGGGAAATCCGGCGTCAATCAGCTTCTGCCGGTCCAGTTCTTTCTGCGCCTCAACGATCAGATTGGCAAGGGTGAACGTGTTGCCCTGCCACTGTGCGAAGTCCTTGACCAAATCCAGTATCTGCCTATCCACAATCAGCCTCCGTAGCCGTAGTCGAAGTCGACATTGACCGTACCTGCCGAAGTCGTCGCGCCCGTCTGGAACAGCAGGAATTGGATGTTCGCTCCGTCCTTGATCTGACGCATCGACGGCATGGCATTCACCAAGTCCATCTTGTTGTAAAGGCCTGTCGCCGGCAGCGGCAGCGTCCAGAGCGGCTTGCACAGGCCGATGATGACCGTACCCGACGCGTGAGCAGTACCGGCCCATGTCAGCGTTTCAATGTCGGACACGCCGGTATCGCCAGCGGCCAGCGGCAGGAACGGGTTGTACTTGTTCGCCGCCGCCCCGGTATTCAACAATCCACCCACCGGAACCGATGCGGTAGAAGTAAATGTCGTCGTGTTGTGTGAGACGCCTGCCGTGTTCTTGTACGCAACGACGCAAGTCGGGGCATTCGCGCCGAGCGCCGTATCTGCCGCAACGAACATCCTGAGTCCGGCACCTGCGGCGTACCGATCGCCTTTGCCAGCGCCGGAACCGATGGCCGTCATAGTCACTGTCTTCGCACCCGTGCTCGATACGTTCGCACCGGACAGCGGGACGAAACCCACAAGGTCAATCGCCATGATGTACCACGGCGCACCCGCCGCAGCGACAGCACAACCACCGGCAGTCAGGAAATGTTTGGTCGCCGTCGAGACATCACCGCCCGTATAGATCGTACCTTCCGACCACGTGTCGTCCGTCGGTACGTAAGTCAGGTCTGCGCCGGTAAAGGTCGCAGCAGGTGGATACCCTGCGTGTCCTGCCAGCAGAGTCCATGCGCCGGCCAACTGCGCAGCAGCGAGCGTCTTGGTCGTTGTGACTGTATCACCCTTGCCATTGACGGTCAGTTGCGTGATCAGGTCGTCTTGACTGGAGAACCCCATTTTATAATACTCCTTCAGTTCCATACAGTTTCGAGGGTGCCGACCAACATGGACGACGCGAGTGATCCCGCTGTTCCCTCGGCAAAGAAATTCAGCACCGCACCGTCCTTGATCTGCGGAGCGCCTGCTGCGTGAATCAACGACATGAATTCGTCTGCTGCACCGTAAGCGACACCGGTTGTCGTTCGACATTCCTGCGTGACATATCCGTTGAACAGTGGCTTGACAATTACCAGCGCCATCAACCCGCCGCCTGCCGCAGTGAAGGTCACGGACTCGATAGACCTGACGCCCGTGTCTCCGAGTTGCAACGGCAGGTATGGGTTGTAGCTCGCACCGACACCATCAGCCGACACGACCTGTCCGCCACCGGCCACCGCAAAGGTGAATTCGTTCTGGCTCACCCTGCCAGCCACACCGTCTTGATTGGTGTAGGTGAAGGTGAATTGCCCTATGGTCGAAGCGGCAGACTGAGCAACCGCAATCACCCGTCCGCTGGTGTATCGCGGCAGCGGGACTGTGTTGTCCATCAACTGCTCTTCGCCGATAGCATCCGTGTCGATGAACGGGTAGTACAGCAGGTAGTCGCACAGCACCAACCGCTGCCGCGCATTGACCGCTGTGGATGTGTTTGCTGTCATCACCATCATGGATTTCAGGTGCTGCGTCATGGGTGAAACATTCGGCACGTAGATACCACGAGAGGCTTCAACGAGTGCAGCGACAGATGGCGACGACGCATAGAAGTTTGCAGCAGGACTGCCCGCAAAATAGCTGTAGTCGATCCACGCATTCGTCGTAGTGGCCGCAGACGCTACAGCCTTGCGAAATTGCGTGATCCAACACTGACCGAGCAGATCAGCGTTGGCGAACTCTCCGACAGTGCGGAAACCTCTCATCCCGCCGCCTTACCGCTGCCGACCAACCGAGCGCTCAGACACACCGTCCCGTCAGCCGCGTCAGGAACCGCCGCAGGTGCCAGTCCAGTCGCACTGTCATCGGTACTCCGTTCAGTGTCCCGTCGCCCGTCAGCAGTACCTTCCGTGGCGCGTTGATCGTTGCTGTCGTGTGGTTGCATGTTCGTTTTACCTTGTCCTTGGTTACTCGGGCCTTCGCTCCGCATTCAGCGCAGGAGTAAAGATATGGGTATTGTGGGAACAGCATCAGGTTTCCGTTATGACAAGCGCATTGGCGAGGAACTGCGGCGTGATACTTGCTGCTGCGCCGATGGTGATCGGACTGTTCAGCGCGCCGTAGTGCCAGACCGCCGTCGCGCCAGATACGGTCGTGCCGGTCGATACCGCTGCCAGCGTTGCGCCGGTTGCACCGGACTGGTCGAACTGAAGCAACGCGGCGTTGCTCGTCGAACCGCCTGAACCGGCGACCCATCCCGCGCCACGAGCGACCGGCTTCCGCACATAGTTGGTGTATGCGACCTCGTTCTCAGCCTGCGAGTTCGTTACCGCCGTCAGTGTCGCCGTGTGGAGCGCAACATAGACATCGGTAAGTGGAGCAGCAGAGGCGTTGTCCGCTACGTTTGCCCACGCGGTTGCTCGATACAGCAGGTTGAGGATTCGATTACAAGCATCGGTTGATTTTGGCATGACGGTTACTCCTTGGTTGTGCCTACAGCAGCGGTACGACATTTGAAATAGATACCGGTCACCTCGACCAGCTTATTGACTGTCGCGCCGAACGTAGCATCGACCAGTGGCGGCAGTCGTTCGGGACACGACGAGATAGCGACAGGATTGCCCGGATCAGGTTGTGTCGGGTTGCAGGCCGATCCACTCAGCATGACAGCCATGAGCAGCAGGAGCAGCGATTTCATTTCAGTCTCCTGTAACGATTCTCGACGGCGCGGTACCAGCCGGACGTACCTTCGCGCAGATCAGGGAACTTCGCGCGCACCTGTCGTCTTGCCAGTTCTCGAAGGTTCGTACCATTGCTGTATCCAAATATCGGCATGTCATTTACCTCCCGACAGAGCCTCGTTGATCGTCTTCATCACAGCTTCTGTATTTTTACAGTCACGATACACAGGCACCTCACGAGTCTGTGTCTCAAGTGTCTGTCGTATCGTCACGTTGCGCACGTCGATCTTTGCGATCTCATGGGCCATGGCCGTCAGCGCATCGCTCTTGCTCTTGGCTTCTGCCAGTTCCAGCGCATCGCGCCGGTTGCTGCACGCTTCCCACCCGCCCCACGCGCCAGCAGCGAGCAGACCGACCATGACAAAAACATAGACCAGTGGATTCATTCTGTTGTCTTCCCTTCCGTATAGACCTTAAATGCTGCCGCTTGCAATGCAGCGAACGGTGCGGTAATTGCAGCCAGAGTGGCCGCCACGTCATAACCGCCGACACCTGCCGTTGCGTTGGCAAAGTCAAATGCCCATGCCGTCACGCGCCATGTCATCCACATCGTGACGACTAACACCAACCGGCTGAACGGACGGCGCGTCAGGTTCGACAGCAACCGCCAGCCCAATGACATGCGGCGCTCTTCTGTCATGGCTCGCACCCCGCGTCCCACACATAAATGAAGGTGTGCTGACCGGCACCAAGGTGCTCAACCAGCCGAGCCAGCGTATCCTTGCTCGACAGGATGCCGAACTGCTGCTCACCATCTTTGCGCTGGATCATGCCGTAACCCATGCCGACTGCGGTGCAACCATGCACCTGCGTGATCAGATCACCGGCATTGCCATCACCGTCCAGATCAAGCGACACGTCACCTGCCCATGTAGCGTTGTGGATCAGACAGTCTTTGCGGCCATGCCTGTCTTCAAGACGAATGACCGGACGGCCCAATGTAGGCGAATGCCATATCCAGCCGACGTAGCTATCATCCTTAATGCACGACATGCCGCGCTGATTGTCTTTCCATGGCAATTCGAGGGTATCGCAAGCGAATCCACCCTCGGCGACTAGCCGACCGATCGTACCGGTCGGCATGCACTTGCTACGGCGAATGATGACCTTCATCACACGTGCCCCTTCGCCAGCGCCGGCCATACGACCTGCACCAACAGCCAGCCCAAGAAACCAAGCAGCCCCCACTTCACCAACTCGAAGCGCATCTTTTTCCAGAACTCGGTACGTGCCTTGCTCTCAGCAATGAACTGCTCATGCGCAGAGCGATGGCCGTCATAGTCGGGCTCGCCGGTATGCGCGTCCTTTGGAAACGCCACAGCAATGCTGGTCTGCTTATCCATGTACGACGTTATGGATTGCGTCAGCGATGAAAGCTGCTGCTCGATGTGCGTCAGCCGCTCACCTACTGTATGTGACGGGCAGTCTGTAATTTCTGGAGAACACTTTATAACCATGTCATTCCCTCCCACCCTCTTTGGGGTAGATGCGATTGTAATTACCCGAGCAGCTTGACAACGGCCTCCCGTGCCGCTGCGAGCTTGGCCTCCACCGCCGCTAGGTCGGCACTGGCTGCAGCAACAGCAGCAGCCAGCGACGCACGGTCTTCCGTCATCCGAACGAGTTGATCGCCGAGCGATGTAACCTGCACGATCAGAGTGTCATATTGGCCCTGTGCCGGCGCAACAATCTCTGTAGCTTTAGCACGTGCAGCATCGACGATGTTTGTCGCCTGCATCTCGGCAGCAGCGACCATTGCATCAGTCTTCTCCTGCGCACGTTTGGCCGCATCCTTGACACTGGCGGCACCCTTGGTGCGCGTGTCAACCAGTTCGCGGTCTGCATCGGCGATCTGCGCTTGCAGCGCAGTCAGCGCCGCCTGTGCAGCCGACACGCGCTGCTCGGTAGCAAGGGCCGTCTCTTCCATGCTCTGCATCTGGTCGAGCGTATCGGCCGCAGCCGTCAGCCCCTGCACGAATGTAACGAAACGACGCAGATCGCTCGCCACTGTGGATTTGTTTGCCATGATTTAAGTCCTCATCGGGTTAGCACGACGCATCAGCAGATACACGCCGATGCCGGTAGCAGCGCCGCCCGTAATCTTCGGACGGATGTAACGCGGACGCTCAACGATCTGCTTCATCGCATCAGTCAGCGCCGTGAAGCTCAGAGCAGCACCTTGCGCATTGTTCAGCGTGTTGTAGTTCGTGCCGTCATTGCTGCCTTCGATCACGACCGTTGCACCACCGATCGTGCCGATGATCTGCACGCAGTTGTCAGCCCATTCAGGCAACTCGACGGCAGTAGCGGCACCATCGGCCGTTGCGCCACCAGTCCATGCAATCAGCTTGCTGCTGCCTTCCCCTTCACCGATCGGCGTCGGTCCTGTAATTGTCCAAGTCATTTGTCATACTCCTCTGGTTACATACCCGAGCCGGGCGCGTGCGGTTGATACGATGGAACAACAGGTAGCCGATCCTCAACCACAGGGGCCGGCGGTACAGCAAAAGTGAGAGCGAGCGAGTCGAATCGGTCAGGGCTCTTGATGCCGCGCCGCTTCGCATCGTCCTTGGATTCCAGCAGCAGTTCGCCAGCCCGATAGCCGTACTGCAGCGCCGTCAGGTCGGTCATCAGGTCAGGGTCGTTCGGTATCGACGCACCGACCAGCCACTCACGGACACTGGTCGCCATCTTGGCGCGCAGGTTGTAGTTCTGGCCGTCGTCCATGCGGATTGCCGAATTGACATCGATCACAGTCTTTGTGATGCGGCCGGTACGATGGTCAGTCTTGTCGGGCCACCATGCTCGCATCATATCCGCCACACCGGCACCGATGCCGATCGTATCGACGGCGATCTGTTCCAATCGGATGTTATAGGCAGCGATCTCGTTGCGCGCTCTAGCCGCCGTCTGCACCAGATCATGCTTGGCCCACACGACCTGCTTGAGCAGTACGCGACCACGACGCAACGTCAGCACCGTTTTGTCATCACCGAAGCGCGCCACATCCAGACCGGCCATCAGACCGCCCGTTGCCTGCACGTCCATCGGACCGCGCGACATGGCATTGCGCACCAGATCGCCGCTGATAAAACTGTTCGCGATCGAGCCCTCATAGTTGCGGTCAATCTCCTGCGCCACGATCACCGGATCGAGCTTCGAGCACTGGTCGCGATACCACGCTTCGTCCTTGCGCGGATCGTCATGCCAATCGAATATAAAAACGTCAATCTTACCGCCATGCCGCTTGCGATAGAACGCATTGCCCGGTCCGTTCGGCGTGCTCACGTCGATCTTGCAGTTGCTGGTCTGAGAGAGCGCAGCATCGATCGATTCTGCGTGTTCATAGAACGCGGACTCGTCCTTGAAGTAGATAGAGGTTCGATTGCCTCGTCCGATGTTGTCGCCAGCCTCGCCGACGATTGCCGCGCCGTTCTCAGGGTTCAGGATGCGCATGTGTGGCGCGTGCTGCTTCTCGTCGTAGCCGCGCGGCCGTAGCTCCTGCGGCAGCAGGCCGATGAACTGACGCACTTTCCAGAACAGTGACTTCGGGTCGCCGAGCTTGTCGACGTACTCTTCCTTGCGTGAGCCGAAGCCGACGACCGTGCCCTGATGGAAGCGCCACATCCAGACAGCGAACGCACAGCAGAGCCACGACACGCCCATATCGCGGGACTTCTCAGCCAATCCATCAGCCCGGCCACGCCACTTGGCGTATAGCCAGTTGATAAATTCAACCTGCTTTGGGAACAGTACGAAGGGCACCATCGTCGGCTTGCCGATCTCGGCCATACGCGGATCGAACGTCATCCCCCAATCTGAGATAAACGCGACAGGATTGTCCTTGTAGAACTCAAGCACTGACGGCACAAGCTCAGGCTTCGCTCTGAGGTTCTCGACGGCAGCGATCCGTGACCTAAATACAATGTCATAATCGGGATCGCGCCAGTTGAGATCAGGTGCGCCCATTTCCACCGATCCCGATCATCTGTTTGTAGGCATCTTCAGGAGCGAGCGTCACGTCAGCTTTGCTCTGGATAGGCGGCAGGTCATCAGCGCCACCAAGGGCGAGCTTGTCGCCG